AGATTGTAGCGAATCATCTAGCATATACACATTTGTATATGTTTTTAGTAGCAGAATTAACATGGCAAGAGGATGGACGAATAGTTGTGTAAGTACAGGGGCAACCCCATCAATCGCTCCACCACCATGCACAAATATTGTAGTTACAAAAGGAAATGGTCAATTTAGTTTAACATGGACTGACCCAGCGGCTCAAGGTGACAATTACACATGGAAAGAAACTGTTGTGCGTTATAAAGCTGGGTCTGCGCCAACGAGCGCAACAGATGGAACAGTGGCGGTTGTCGAAACAACTAGAAACCAGTATGCAAGTACTCCGCTTACAGTTACTGGATTGACAAATGGGGTTACATATTACATTTCTGTATTTCCGAAAAGTACAAGTGGTGGAATTAACACAGATGGGTCACAGATTGTAAGTGTTACACCTGTTGCGCAAAAAATATATACAATTAGAATTGACCAAAGCAATTCCAACCCGCTTACTTGTTGCACCTATGCAGATGATGCAGTTGGTATGACAAAAGGGTCGAGTGAATGGGATGATATATTTGGTTATAAACCTTGTATTATGCAGAATGGAGTTGTTCAAGATTATTTGAATCCTAACGACTTTACAAAGTACATAAGCGGCGCAAGCGCATCAATTACTAATACGAATTATGATGTAATGATTGAGTTTCCTAGAATGGGCTTGGATATTAGTACAAGTGGTAAGGTTATTACAATTAAACTTACTGATGCGAAAAATGATAGTAATTTCCAATACTTGGCACATAAACGTGGTAATGTTCAAAAAGATTACTTTTACCTTGGTGCATATAGTGCAACAGGTTTAGGTAGTAAGTTAGGCAGTAATAGTGGGGTTTCGCCACGTATAAATACATCAATTGCTGACTTTATCAGTTTGGCGCACAATCGTGGTTCTGGTTATGAAATTATGGGCTTCTATCAATGGACTTATGTGCAAGCATTATATGTGATGAAGTATGGTAATTTGAACTCACAAGAAGCTCTTGGTAGAGGACTTACAAGTGCTTCTTCGGCTCAATCAACTGGCGCAACTAATACAAGAGGTATGTGTTATGGTAATCCGAATAGTGGCACAGACAGGATGAAACTGTTTGGGCTTGAGGATTTGTGGGGAAACGTATATCAATTTATCAGTGGTTTGTATAGTGATGGTAATAGAAATCTACTCACTACAACTGATAATTTTGGTGTAAACACAAGTGTAGATGCATGGGAATATAACGTAAGTAGTGGTACTACTGGCAATGTAAGTGGCTATATGGCCGAGCCACAAGGAACAAACAACGGTGGTTTTGTAATAAAAATCGACGGCGTTAGCTCAACTACATATTACTCCGACTACGCTTATCTCTACGATTCTAACTTTCCTAGTGTCGGCGGTGCTTGGGATGATGGTGACGATGCTGGGGTGTTTAACTGTTATGTGGATTACGCCTCGTTGGACTCGAGCGAGTACCTCGGTTCCCGCCTGATGTACTTATAAAATAATGTAAAGGATTAAAAATAAAATATGGTTAAAGATATGACACAGTCTCATTTTTGGATATTGCTAAGAATGGGCTATGATGTACAAAGAATATATGATGCAAATTATAGTCAAGATGGAGATTTTCTCTATCTTGACTATAAAGAATATGTTCCATATAGTAAAAAGCGAGAAGGTAGAAAATTATATGATTATATCAGATATAAAATTTGTATCCCAACTCGAAAACAAGTAAAAAATATGTTCGTCCGAAGAGAGGACGGATTTGATTATATGAATTATCATTCTTAAATAGGACACACGTCTTTGGTATAAATATTATTATCAAATTTATCCGATTCTTAAAAAATACAATTATACAATTAAAATTTTCCGTCCTCATAGGACAAGAAGGAGGGAGAGGAATGGTAAAAATAGATAAGGTCACTGGCTCAAAAGAAGCATCTGCGCCACTTATTATGAATGTTGATACCATATATGTTCATACAAATGTACAAAAAGTAACCACAAAAAATGAATCAACAGAACAGGCAGATATATATGAATATACAGAGCGCCAATATACATATGAGGAATACAAAGAAAATCATGCAGAGATTGCACAAATACTTGTTGATGATGCAAACGATGCTTATACGCTATTATTGATCGAAAATGGTGTTTTATAATTTTTAGCCACTTGATAGGAGGTAAATTCAATGGCAAAATTTTGTGGAGGCTTTAAGTACGATACAGCAAGCCTCAAGTTAATCAATGGAATTTTATGCCTTGCTGATGCTCAAAATGTCGATCCGAGTAAAGCGGTTACCGGATGCGGTCAGATGTGGGATGGAGAGGCATTTAAGATAGTTAAAGTTGATGGATATCGACCATGTGTTACGCTCAAAGACAACGGACATGATGTAAAGTTTATAGCGGGAAATTGTGGAGTTGGACTTGATGCAGATTTCTTCAGTAAGAATGGTGATGGGAAAATGGTTGCTACAAATGGCTATGTATTGACTGTTAATACAACGCCTGCAAATGCGGCGATTGTAGTTATGAGCGCTGATGGGGTCGTAGTTCAGCCAAGAGAAGGCGGGGAGTATGTTCTTCCTAATCTTGATGGAAAATATAGTGTAACCGTAAGCAAAGAGGGATATACCGGGAAAAGCAGAACAATTACCAATAACAAAAGCCAAACTGTTAATGTAAATCTTGATGAGATTGTCGTGCTTTTTGACGGTTCTGTTAATACAACTTCTCAATTCACAGGTTCAACAGGTGAATACTATGTTGGTGCTACAACTCCTACATTCGACCTTGAAGATGGCATAGATTATCTAATTCAAGTTGACAATGGTACAGTTCATCACTTGACTGCACAAGATATCAATGGCAACTTTACGGCTAAGTGGCTAGGGGAAACCGATGGTGCGGTTAAGACTGCTGCGAATGAAACATATGGTCAAGTTGTAAGCAATCCAAAATTTGACAACTACCCATTCTTGATATTTGTATATGAAAATGGTGGGGCGTCTAAAACAACGTTGTATAGCAAAACTGAAGGTGAACATACGTTAAAGATTTCTTATTAAAACAAAAGACAGAGTTATTCTCTGTCTTTTTTCGCATTGCTTTTTACCCACCAAACTCTGGCAGTATCATTCCACCATGTGATCATTTCGCCTAGTGCTTTCTCACAATCGGGGCAATATGGACTGTTTTCTGGTGAATAAGCAGATATTGCAACATCACGTTTACATAAACGACATTGTTTGCATAGAACTGTATTGCTGTCATCTAAAATGATTAGTGTATCGCTTGAAGTGTTAGTTGTTGGTTTGTCACACAGACTATTTTCTGTTAACTTAGTCGAAGTTTTAATTTGTTGACCCAAAACCACCAACACCTCTCTCGCTATCAATAGCCATAATCTCTTCCACCTTGTATTCTTCAATCACTTTCTTAGGGTTTGGAATAAGCACCCCTTGTGCGATTGCTTTAGTAAGGTCAATGTTAATATCGTTGTCGGTTGTATTCTCTAAACAAATAATGACCTCACCACGATACCCACTATCAATGACACCTGCTCTAATAGCAATGCCTTTTGAGCCAAGCGAACTGCGCTCTTTGAGAATCATTCCATAACCCTCATCCATAGCCATGATGATACCTGTTGGTAATTGGTATACAACATGTGGCTTTAACGTAACAGTTAGCATTCTCTTATCATAATGGTAAAAATCAATCCCTAAGTCCTCATCTCTGCCGCTTGGGATAGTGGCACTATCGACAAGTTTAGCAAATTTAATTGTAGTAACATCTCTCATAATAATCTCCTTCCTCTAATTTAATTTCTTTCATTATATCAACATATGACTTAGCTGCATCTTCACAAAATTTAGCAATCCCATCATTGAACTCATTGAACGAATAGTCACAAATTGTCATTTCGTTCCAAGGTTTATTTATTTTAATAATTGCTATAGGTGGATTTTGTTTTAACATAAATTTTTCAAGCGTTTCTGGCTTATCATCAATTACAATGTCTGCATTGAGCCTCCACTTTTCTTTCATGCAGATAACTTGGCGAGGTTCAATAAATGGGAATAACTCGAAAAATCGTGTGAGTTTTGGTGTGGCTGATTTATAGTATGTATCAGTACAAATGATAAGGTCAATGTTTGGGTTATCGTTGATAGTTTTGAGTGCATTGACTGTTTGAGAGTCGGCAGTCATATCTCGCCAAAAGTCAGAACTATCCAACACATTCCAAAACACATCTGTATCAGTTGGTTTGATACAAGATGTGATGCCCCATGAAGTAATCATAGATTTATCAAGGTGTTTATCATGTGCATTGTAAGCTAAATAATCATAATCTTTCATAAACATTTTGTAGTGGCAAATCCAATGATCGACCATAGTCCACAGCACATCATCAATATCGACCATTACGGTAATCTTTGGCTCGATTCTTTCCATGATTTCACCTCCTTCTCTATTTCATCTACTAAATCACTCATGTAAATAAGTTTATATAAATTAAGAAAATCTTGAAAAACTTTTTCAGCACTTTGATTAGCATTGATTGTAAAGTCTGCTTTTTCTTCAAATTTTGCAAACACATCATTATCGTTCCACAGACGGCTATGAATAGTGTAATAATCATCACCCCTGCCTATCATGCGTTCCCAACATGTGTCAGAATCAGCGTCAAGATACACAATAACAAATTTTTTACCATTGTAACAATTTTTTAGGTATTCCACTCCATCTGGGTCAATTACATAGATTTGAGCCTCGTCAAGTTGTTCTTTTGTGGCGCAATATTCATATCCATTGAAATAAGTATAGGCAACCTTGTTCCCAAGAGAATGAAATTCTTCGACGCCTACAAAAATGTGGCTATCTTCATTTAGACTTCTCTTTGGTCTAGTTGTATAAGATTTAACACCTTGGAACCCTGCGCAATCAACTAGATTCTTTTCAAGCTCTGTCTTGCCACTTCCCGACCGACCTACAAGTAAAACAAGTAGATTATAATTGATTGGAGTTTGCGTTAAGATTTCTTGTACTAATGGATTTAACTTCATTACAGTTCCTCTACTTCTACATAATAATCCTTACAGTTCACTTCTTTCCTCCTTAGCATAGTTTGCAGCCCATGCCTTTTCTTTTAGTGTAAATTCCATCTCGTAAAATTTTTTGTAACTTAGCCAAAGATACATTTCTTGGTTGTATTGTTCTTTTGACATTGTAATTGGGTTTAGTCGATTTCGAGATTCACAAAATTCTTCAAATGTTTTACAAAGTTTACTAGCGAATTGTTTTTGATTCTTTTTCTTTCTATTGTGTGCGTAGCTCATAATATCCTCCTTTGTAACGAATATTATATAATAAACGTGGCATTTTGTCAAGGGAAAGATTTATTTATCTTTCCCTTTTTTATGAGCTTTACGAACATCTTTAAGTTCTACATAATGGTTCTTATCATTATGATAGTCTTTGAGTTCCCAGTCATTGAACAACTTAGCCATTTCGGCGTTTCCCATGAGTTTCTTTAACATGCAAAATGCAAGTCCTGTGTCTGGATTATAGAGTGTATCTGGTGGGCAGATGTTGCGTGTTTGTGTGTCATCACTCCAAAATACGATTGTGGCAGGATTGTTATAGAGGACTTTGGTGATATAGACTTTATTTCCCAATGTTCCACATGTATCATTTATATACAATGGCGATAAAGTGCCTCCATATTCTGCTTTTTCTAATGATTTAGTGTAAATAATTTCATTCTTCATTTTACTCTCCTTTCTTTTCTTTCCACTTATTATACAACCACTCATTATACATTTTATACCGTTCTTGAATGTTTGTCAAGTCAATTTTAGCAAATGGCAACCACTTTTCTACCATTTTACAACAATTTAATTCTGGGCATCCACACCGATATACACAGTTTGGAACCATCATATCGGCAAGGATTGGCTCAACTTTGTGTAGCTCATACTTAAATTCTTCCCAAAGTTCTCTAGTTTCTTTACTAGCTTGATAGCAAAGACGTTTTCTACTTGTGTCGATAAGGTGTTGAGCGTTAAGTTCACAACGCATAGATACGGGAGAATCTTGAGGTAGAGTATGTCTATCCACCCCTGTGCGATCTGTACGCTGTGTTTGTACAAATTTTTCCCATTTGTGTCTAACAAGGTGTGTTGCCACCCATGTTGGAATATCTTCAAAATCTACACGAATGATTAAATCACGGATTGGGGAATGTTCAGCTGTGATGATGGATTTTTTGAATTTTTCGCTTGGCTCTTTGTCAAGTGGTGGTTTGGATACGGTGAAGCGAGAGTCATTTAAGACTTCGCTCCACGAACCTTTAATTTGAATGTTCATTACTCTCATATTTTCTCCTTAATCGCATTTACTATATCCGCAAGATTTACAAACATTGCACCCACCATCAAATACTAACGGCTCGCCACATTCTGGACATATACAATCAGAGTTTTTAGTAATCATTTGACCATCTGCACCAGTTTTTGCAATCTTATCTTCTTCTTTAATTGCATGTGAGCTGATTGTCAATGGTTCAGCATAACCATCTTCTAAATCGAAATCCGCAAAGCAGCGTTCTTTGATTTTGCTATATAAATCCTCTAATGCATACCCAATGGCACTAGGGCAACTTGATCCTTTGCTTGTATCATGCTTTTTATTAGTCCTAGATACATATGCAGGGCAAGGTTTAATTGATTTACACTGGTCGATAATATCCTCAATTGATACACCTGCTCTAAGTGCGAGTGAAATAAGACGAGAAATGAATTGCAAGTTCTTCTCACATCCCCCACTAGAGCCTACATTTACAAAGGTCTCAAGTGGCTCGCCTGTAACTTCGTCAAAATATACCTCAAAATGCAGTGATCCACAGCCGGTATTCAATTTTCTCTTTGCACCAATTAAGTCATCAGAAACCGAAAGAATAGTTCCACGAGAAAGTTGTTTTTGCTTTTTAGGTTCTTTTGTTTCGTCATTTTGAGTTGTTAGGATGCCAAGTCTTTTGCATCCATCTCTAAAGATTGTGATGCCTTTTAGCCCACAACTCCAAGCATATAAGTACAACTCTTCAATTTCTTCTTTTGTCGTTTCCTTTGGTAAGTTGACGGTTGAGCTAATTGCTGTGTCAATATGTTGTTGAATAACAGATTGTGTCTTAACTCTATCTCTCCAATGGATATCTGCGCTTGATACAAAATAATCCGGAAGTTCGCCTGTATTACCTGTGATTTTACGGTATTCTTTTACGATATTTGACTCAATCTTGTAGGACTCGTCTAAATTGTCTGTTCTACGAGTGTAGGATAAGGCGAACTCGGGCTCAACCCCTCCTGCGCCGTTTACCATCGTGCTGATCGACCCCGTGGGCGCGATAGATAACAACGTACAATTTCTAGCATGCAATACGCCGTTTTGTAAAAGTTCTTCGGGTGCATGATTTATAAACATTGTGGATTTTTGCACTAACCCACCTTTGAATTTTGGATAGTTGCCTTTTTCTTTACCTCTTTCATCGTTTGACAGAATAGCTTCTATCATCATAGTGTCGAACAGCTCGTCAGTGAAATCTAACGCTTCTTCGCTACCATATTTAAAACCCATAGCCATGAGCATGTGTGCATAATTGAATACTCCAAGCCCCATATTACGCCAATCATAAGCATTTTGTTTGTATTGTTCTAGTTCTTTAGGAAGTCTTGGTGCATTTTCCTCAATGATGTTATCAAGTGCATTTGACGCTACTTTAATGGCTTTTGAGAACTCTTTAAAGTTAAAATGTGCATCGTTTGTAAACTTGTTTTCAACAAACTCGTATAAGTTTAATGAGCCGAGCAAGCAACTTGTACGAGCTTTTAATGGTTGTTCACCGCCTACCGCTAGTGGTTTCAAACACTTTCCACTTGTGGTCTGGACTATCGCATCTCTTTCGAGCCTCTTCGCTTAGTCTCTCACGCTACCTTTACGCTTGCGCCCTGTAGGTGTATGTTTCACCGTCCAAGTCAATCAGAAGAGGTTTTACATCCGCACAGTTTTATTGGCTAACGGATTGCAAGTTTCTATTTGATACTCGTCATCAAACTCTAAAAAATTGTTATTTCTAAATTCGTCTACAAAGATACACCCCGGCTCCCCGTAGTCCCATACAACCTCCATCATCAACTTATACAACTCAATTGGCGTAATATCATATTCTACAACATGCCCATTATAGTTGTATTTTTTATGTAACTTTTTAATCGTTCCATCATAGTAGAACTCTTGAACCGCAGTCATAAACTCATCATCTATTTCCATAGACAGATTAGCTTTTGTTACAGCATCAAGGTCAGTCTTTAACTTAATGAATGTTTCTGCTTCTTTATGATTGATGTCTAAACTAATCATCAAAGCGCCTTTTCTTGCACCGCCTTGAGAAGTACCTTGTGTCACAGAATTGAACATTTCAATAAATGGAACAATACCATCTGACTCATAGTTATCCCCAATTTTTGTGCCTTTTGGACGGAGTTTTGACATGGAGATGCCTTGACCGCCTTGATATTTGAATGTAATGCCAACTTCTTTCAATACATCCATAATGGATGCATAGTCATCTTTTACATATCCAGCAGAAAAGCAATTATAAAAATTCCCGCTATCTGGTACGCCTCTATTTGCAAGAACTCTACCACCGAATAAGAATTTTTTAGACTTAATTAGTTCCTTTAGTTCTTCATCTCCTCCACTTACTCTGTCGAGCCACTCATCAAATGTCTCCTTACCATGCTGATATTTCTTGTGCCAAATATCTAGTCCAATCTTATTGTCTTTGCCGAGCCAATCTTCTACTCTCATCAACATCCCTCCAATTCTTTCTTCCAAACGACTTTGATTTTCTCTATTTGCTTAGAAATTGCTTGATGGGAAACACTATACATGGCAGCAATTTCTTTACGAGTGTAACCATTCATAAGTAGATCAAACATTGTTACAGAATCAATCTTTCTATTGCAGTTACCTTTGTGTGTTCGTAGGCGTATTTTTACCTTTTCGCATACATCTAAAAGCTCTAAATTATCTGTAAAATATTCTGAGTTGATATACATATAGATTCTATCATCATCGTCTAATTCTTTATCTTCCAAGGAAACAGTTGGTTCTGGTGACCACCTACACTTCCTATGATTATAATTATACAGATATATCCGATATTTGTCAAGTGTAAAATATAAATATGTGCTAAAAGCACCGATAGATTTATTGTACGACAATATGCAGTCACAGTACTTTTCCATAAGATAAGCACGTTCATCTTCATCGGATACATCTTTAAGTGCGAAATATTTGTACACTAGGTTGATATTATCTTCAGCAAATTGTCTTTGTTCATCCGTCATCATCACAAATACTCCTTTGCTATATTTGCAAGTTCTTTCATCTGTATATTGATATTTTGTCGTGTTACACCAAACTTTCTTGCTATCTCTGCACCATTGAAAGCCCCATTATTATGCCTATATGCTTCAACCACCGTTTCAAATAGTTGCGACATAGTGAATTTACGCTGAAAACACGATCTTTTTTTATCGACTTCCATACATACCATACGGATTTTATTGATAATTGTGTCAATTTCAGTTTCCTCAAAATAATCTACATCATCACTAACAAGCTCTTGAATTTCTGTCTTATCGCTTTCATCTTCAATAAGCTTATTTAGGTACAAAAATACATTACCAGTCGGCAATGTGCGACTTTCTGTTATGCTTCGATAGTATTTACTCTTTTGATAATTATTCAGAGAATTCCATATAAACGTGGCTAAAGTACCCTTGTCCTTGTTATATTGTTTTGTGTCGATAAGACGACAAAACTCACATTCAAGGTCAGCAATATCATCTTCGTCTGTAATATGATAATTACTACAGAAAGCATAAACAAGTTTAATGTTATCCTCTATCAACTTTTTCTGCTCATCGTTTAACATTGATTTCCTCCTCCAATAGTTCTTTTAGCCATGTGTACCGTAGCCTAGTTTCATTGACTTTGAGTGCGTTATTGATAGTTGAAATATCCCCAATTTCAATCAAATGCTCTTTTGCTCTTGTAAGTGACATATAGCATAAATTTCTTGATAACATGCGCTTTTGGCTTGGGTGTGTAAGGAATATAACCCCCTTAGCCTCGCACCCTTGGCTTGAATGGCTAGTACAAGCATAAGCAAGGAGTAAATTTTCAAGGTCTGTTTTACGATATACAATCATATCTTCGTCAAATTGCACCCATACATTGCCTTTATCATCAATATGTTTAATGAACCCGATATCGCCGTTATATATTGTGGCTTCTGATGGTTTTTGTTCTTCCATCATTCTAAGCATATCCTCAAGTTCTAAAACACTTTCGTCATTTGCACCAAACTTGACTTTATATTCATCTATCTTGAGCTTTAACTTTTGTTCTTGCAAGTAATGTTCAAACCCTTCATCTGTTAATGCATGATAGTTATTTTTCTTGTTAATAACCTTATCACCAATATGATAGTTGAGCTTTTCCATTGGAACACCTAACGATGGTGGAAGTTTTCTCGACACTGTATCATCTACAGGGTCTGCATGATTGTATTTTTCTTGAATCGCTTGGTTGATTGCATAAGTACCAAAATCGCCCTTGTTGTATGGTGTAAGCACAAGAATATCTTTTACATCGTAACTCTCTCTTAACTTTGCATACGCACTCATGACCTGTTCCAGAGGATCATCATCAACTTCTATAAATTCATAGTCTTTAATATTCTCGGCGTTTTCACAATTAAGTTCACCATCGCTTGTTAAGTATTCTCTTCCATTCCTAGCATCTGCACCAACGGTTGCAATTCCACCAATTCCATAACGAAAAACCTTAGTAAGTTCTGCGCATGGAACAGCATGCGAATCCATCATATCTTGCACTAAGTTACCACATTGAATTGAGGCAAGTTGAGCGGAATCAAACACTAGAATAATCTTGGCAGAATCATCAATTTGGTTGAGTAACATTGAGAACAAATTTACATCAACCATTGATACTTCGTCAATTACAACTACGTCACTATCGATTGTTGCTCCACTTGCAAGTTTACGATGAATTGTGTTAGCTTCACGACCCGTTGTTTCACGAAGGCGTTTAGCTGCAATTCCGCTTGGCGCAAGAAGTGTATAAGACTTGTTATTGTCCTCAAGGAGTGAGATAAGAGCTTTGACAGATGAACTCTTGCCACTATTCCCAGTTACAAATATTTGATTCATTCTTCGCAAAACTAACATATGGCTTGGCACTGTGAAACAATATTTATAGCCATCAATAGGGGAAACTTTTTCAAATAAGCTAGGATGTGTTTGTTTATCAACTCCAACTAAATTTCGTTCTGTTATAGAAACATTGTATTCTACTGACTTTCTAGTATATTCTTTCCCACAAGTTATATACCTTTGTCCTACTCTATCTTTTACTGATAAAGATGCTCTATATCCGCAAGCAGAAAAAGCAAATTGAACAAACTCTGCACTTTGTTTAATTGAGGTGCTAAATCTTTTTCTTATAACACCATTTTTCGTTGGTGAAATAGAGCCATCCCAGAACATTATTTCATCGCAAATTATTTGCAACTGTTCATTTGTACAATCATACCAGTAAGATGAAAATTCCTTTTCTCTCCTCGGTGCTGTGATATAGAAATCTGTATATCCTTTTGTTTGCGATTTAACTTCCCTATACTCAATGTTGGCGTTATTGAATAAAAATCTTAATCTTTCCCTTTTTCTTTCTTTTTTAATGTGAAATCTGCAAGTGTTGTAAGATGGTTGATGTGGTTTTGACACATTATAAAATGAACCATCAGCGATAATTGCACACATAATACGAATTTCATCATCTGTTAAATCAATGCCCTCGCCCCCATATTTAAAAGTAGTTATAAATTTGCCCTTGAACCCACTTATATTGTTTTCATGTGTTTCTATAACTTTTTCAAGTGGTTTATTATAAAACACACCTTTTGGTGAATAGTACACCACATTATGGTCTTTTGTCAAGGTTTGGTTTATACCATATTTTGTTTCAAAATGATACATTTCATCGCAAGGTTCTTTAATATACCTTTCTGGGTAAACTAATTCTGCCATTCCATCTTGATTGTATTGAAGTACCTTTTCACCCTCTTTGTATTGGCTTATTGGTTTCCATTGAGTGCCATTGAAAAATTCTGTTTCGGCATCTACGCAACCAGCCGAACCAATCAACATTCCAAAGTCATAATTATTGACAAGATTAAGTATTTCCATTTGTTCATCAGTCAATTCTATATTCTCATTTACTCGATACTTCTCAACATCAATATTCCATACTTGTGGCTTCTTTGTTTTTTGCTTTATTGTTTGAGCTATGTTGCACTCGCTAATATATGTTTTCATTAGCGATAAATCCTTAGTTTGTTTATCATAGTAAATTTTACCGCTTTTCTCCACTAGTTCAACTATGTGCTTGTTAAGTTGCGTATTGTATTGGTTGATTACATTGGCGATTTGTGATCCATTGATTCGAGTGTTGCCATCCTCTTCATTACATTCAAGCAAGTAACATGTCAAGTATAGACACCGTTGCTCTGAATCTTCCCACTTGTTATCGTACTCACATATCATACGATCGGCTTCTTGAAAGCTCCTGTCAAGTACATCAATAAGCACCTCATAAGGCTTGGTCGCAAGTGCCAAGTTTGATTCTTGTATAGTCGAATATGTTGAACAAAGCGTCCCGCAATCACCTATGGATAATTCATATTGTGGATTATCAAGATGAAGTTTATAATATTTGAACCTTTCGTTGACTTTGTTAATATATCCTTTGAGTCGAATTTCGGCTACATTGTGAATATTCTTGTAATCAATTTTGTCTTGTTCGCCCATAAGCACTAAGCGAATAAAGTTCGGATAGGCTTCGTGAACGTATTTTGCTTGGCTAAGAGTCATAAAAGATTTGAGCATTTCTGCTTCTTGGTCATCGGTGATTTCTTTAACGTCAGATACGTCAAAATCTTCTATCTCTGGAAAGCTTATTAGCCAATACTCATAGCCATATGAGCCATTTTTTTCTTCTACCTCGATAGTATAGTCCTCACCAACTTCAAGCAGGCTCAAATCCCCTTTAAGTGTGAAGTTTCCATACTTGTTGAGGTGGATTTTATCTAAGTCGTTTTTTGATGGTACACACCCATAAATTGAGAATGTACCATCATTATTTGTAAAAACATTGCGAACGACCTTACAATGAATTTTTGTTTTCATGTTCTACCTCCTTATATGGGTAGTATAGCATAGGTTTGGGGTGGTGTCAAGCATTTTTTATTCTTCCTCCACATCTACATAAGCACTAAGTATATATTCAAACTCTCCACTAAGAACCCAATTACCATCAACCTTTTTACGCTTCTCTTTACTCTTAAAAGCACACTTCATAATTTGTCCCGCCATAAACTTTCCACTATTGTCCTTATTAAATGGATGCTCTTCAAAGTATTTTTTATCCATCTTACACTCAATCACACCACCATCATAGAGCCTATAAAGTTTAACAAATGGTGTACCGTACTTGTTCACTTCAACACCTTGGAGTGCGAAATAATTCATTGGTGCGGTTGGTACAGTCAGCATTGTGTGCCCCATAATCTCAATTTGATTTTGGATAAGTGTGTATTCGCTGTCTGGTGGTATGGCATGTTGAGCAAATATCTTGCGACAAAGGGCTAAGTTGTCAAGCTGCGAGTATTGTTTTGCAGTTTCCTTACTAAAGCAACCCTCAATATCGAATTCGCATGGTTTCTTGAGCGTTTTCTTTGTGCCGTAAGTGTTATAGATTTCCTTAGCGATTAGAAGCTCATTGATTGTACCAAATTGGTTGAAATATCCTATACGGATTAGTTTGGTTAATGATGAGTCATTTAACTTTTCTTCTTTCTTAGTTGATATTGTTTTAGTTTCACCAATCACTTTCATTAGTTCGACCACATCTTGAGGATTCTGCTCTTTTATTTTTAACAATGTATAAGGTGCTGATGATTGCATACCCTTAATTAAACTCATTGATGGATAAATAAGTTTTTTCTCGTCTGAAACATTGGTTTTTGTGTTGTCATCACCATATTGATATGTTGCAATTTTATATCCATACTTTTCTTTGGCTTCATCTGTTAAAGCATTCATTTTCTTTTTATTATCTTTATCTAAATAATGGTTAATTGCAACTTCATAAAATACAGATGTATGATGAGCCTTGAACCATGCCAAATAAGCACTGTCTCCTGCCATCGCTAAAGCATGGGGTGAGTTAGATGTTATAATTCCATCATTAACAACAAAATTATGTGCAGGGTCATCCATTGAAACATTATAAACATGGTCTTTTCCAATATATTCAATGGAAACAATCTTATCTGCAAAAGTTTCAATACCCTTACCATATGTTTTTGTTCTTCCATTTTTATAATGCTCCTTTTTATGGCACGAATCACATAACCATGCAAAATTATTGATATTATTATTTTTTCGATTCATGTCTTTATGATGAACAGAAAATTTAGTTTTATCAGAGTAGCTAATCCCACATAAATCACAACAACATTTATTCTGTATTTTTTCTTCTCTAAACCTATCGAAAATTACAGAAACACCATCTGGATTTTTTCTAAAACCACATTGTCCTTTAGATGGATAGTTTTTTTCAAATGTACCATTTGTTAAAGAAGCATCAAATTTTTCTTGCTTGTATTCTCCTTTTACAAAAAGTCTATCTCCAATGTGGATTTCCTTTAATGGCAATTTGCCTAAAGGGGTTGGGAATTTATGTTCCATCGTACAAGCAATAGTTTTCCCTGTTTCTGTTGTCACTCTATAAACATCTTGAACACCTGCATCATAAATATCAATAATTGAATTGTAATGCAACCGATTATCTTCAAACATAGAAAGCGCTTTACCATATCCTTGATTCATGTATTTTTTATGTAGATTGTAATGCTGTGTTTGCTTGGCATATTGATCATTATTTTTAATTAAAAACATCTCTTCAATAGTTAGTGGCTTATATCTTTTTTGTGCAGATGGTCGATAAATAATGGTATCTTTGCTCAAACAGTTGAAGCTATATCTAGCAGAATCTTCAATTACATTCCATACTTCGTCAAATTTATCTGTGTTGCCAAAATGTTCTTTCCATGCTTGGATAAGTTGCTTTTTAAGATTTTCTTTCTTTTCTCCTTTTAGTTTTTTCTTGCTTATACTCTTGATGACTCCATAACTATCGCCCATTGGAACATCTAAAAATGATAATATTTTCATAATCGATTCTTGATAAAGCATAAAATGATAACTATCTTCTAGTAATTCATCAATTCTTGGTTCTCCAGTTGAATATGATTCACGCTTTAAAAATGTTGGCAACAATGAAGCAAATCCGGGGCGAATGCCAGCAATAAAAGCAGCGAGTTCAGCAAGATTCTTTGGCTTATAAGACATAGCTTTTTGAGCGGTAGAATCTTTTTCAATCTGATTTACACAACAAGTAATTCCTTTTTCGTAAATACCCCATGTCAACTCATCATTTCGTACCATTTCCCTAAGTTCATCAAACGATGGAACTTTTTCTCCTATTGCCTCAAAGCACTCATTCATCAACGCAACAGAATCTACGATAAGAAAATCATCCTTTACATATCCATAATCATCAAGATATTTGCCTTCTACACAAGCCACTAATGTTCTTTTCCCAGATGCTTTAGAAACAGCACTAATAAGTCCAATTTCCCTACGAATATCTCCATCAAATATCAAGTGCCCGCAAGCATGACACTTTAATCCATCAATAATAGATTGATACTCTTTGCTTTCATTGTATAAATCAACATACTCACTTGGAATATAATCTTCAACTTTTATAAAATCTTTTTCATCATCTTCTGCATATTTGAGAGCATCGTTGTATTTATCAATGTATTTAGAGATATCATTTGCTGTTTGTGGGTCAGTTCCATTGACTTTTGAATATAATTGCCATGCAGCCTTCTCTTTCATGTAGCCGATTGCCATCAATGGATAACAACCATGTTCCCCTAAAATCTTTCTTGTTGCTTGAACAAATGGTTCTTGCTTTGCAATATTAAGGTCTATATCTGGCATCTGACCGGCTTGAACACGTTCTTTTGTAAGGAATCGTTCTGGATAAATAGGAATTTCTGAATTGTATCTATCCATTGTTGTAAAGCCTAAAAGTTTATTTATAATGAATGAAGCAGCACTACCACGAGATGTAGGGGTCAAAACACCTCCTTCTTTTTCAACAGCATCCTTAACGATATGGTAATTTGTTAAGAAATAGTCTACTACATGGCTATCAATAACCTGTTCAGCTTCATATTGTATACCCTTAATTTTATCTTGTGATTTAAGCTTTTCTTCTTGGTATCGTTCATTTAATAAACTCTTAAAAATTCCCACTCTCTCATCATAAGTCGTTCCCTTATAATATATAGGAATCTTAAAATGTTTGTCAAGAACAATTTCTTGACACTTAGCAACAAACACGTTAGTATTCATCATGGCTCGTAAAATTTGTTCTTTGGTAAGAATGTCTTGCTCAACAAATCTATGGTAAACTTCTTTGCCACTTGGATAATCCATATACCAACCTAACTCATCTTCATTTTCGCTTTTCTTGAATTTGACAATACAATCACGCTTAATAGACTCTTCTTCGTAAATGTAATGGCTATCAAGACCACATATAATATCAATGTTATATTGTTCAGTAAGGTCAAGAATATGTTGATTAAGAGCTTTCTGCTTATCAGTATTATGATTTTGGACTTCGAAGAAAAAGTTTTTACCAAAATGTTTAGCAATTTTCAACCAAATTTCGTCTGCATCATCATAAAACCATCCTGCTATACAATTGTGTGCTATGACTCCATTTATAACAAAAGAATGAGTGTTGTTATTTAAACAATACACTTCTTCGTCCAATTGTATCTCTCTTGTACTTTTAATAAGTATTTTTTTATAAGTCGTACCATCTTTTATAATAAATGGTTTGATGCGTGTATTGTGATATAAATTATTGATAATATTAAGAAAATCATAAGGTCTGATATTTTGTTTTTTTGTAAATCCATACCATCCATTGGACGAACTTTCTAATCTATAGGATTTTCTATGATGTACATTTTTTTTATCTATATATTCATCTTTACTGCTGTAGGTAAACTTAATACCCAATGATTCTCCCAACTCTAAAATTTGTCTACACAATACTTCACTAGTAGTCGCATATGTAACCCTACCAGAATCATATTTATCTTTTTTCGTATTCCTAAAGTTACCATCCGACAATAACATTCCTAATAAAAGTTCACTGTCTAATTCTTTAGAAATATGCATCAATTGTTTTGGTATTTGCTTATTGTATGATTTACAATCCCCAAATAAATAATAAAACAAATTGATTATATCAATAGAGCCAGAAGTGATATCAACCCTATGATTAGCTTCTCTTGTTTTATAGGCAAATTTAATTCCTAGTTGTTGTTCAACTGGATGAAAAAAATCTTGATAATAATAATCGAATTCTGTAGAATTTACAGTAAATCCAATTGTTTTATTCTTTTTTAATGTAATGTGTCCATCCCCAATAAAAAAACCAAACAAACGCATGAGCTCAGGTGTGATAACAATATGTTCTGGTAAAAATATTTTTCTTGACCAATAATGATTAGATTCTTTAATAAAAGAATCTTTCCAATTTTTTTTATACAAACTATTCTCCATAGAATAATCAATCAAAATTGGTCTCAATAATATTTTTTGCGATTTATTTCCATGTGAATATGATTTTGATATACTATCCATATCTATCCATTCAAAATCTTTTTCATAATATAAATCATTAAGAGTAGTAACTAAAAACTTATGGTCTTTAGTGCATACAATCTGATTGTCGAAATAATCATTTGTGGTACAAGCAAATCCTTTCCCTTTATAATGAATTTTAGTAGGATAATTTACTTTTTCCCACTCGCCATACCTATTTTTTACTTCATCTCCTATTTTAATTTCTTCTATATTTTTATATCCATTTTTTGTTAATACTTGATTCCCTTTTGTAAAACATGCACTTGTCACAATAAAATCTTGTGGATTCAAGCCTAAAATTAGTTCTAAGTCTAATCTAGGACGATAATAATAACCATCCTCATTAGCAATGGATAAGATATAATTTAATTCTTGTCTTGCCTCGGCATTAAGTGCAATAATGCAAATATGACAATTTGTATTATCTTGTTCGTGCCTATTTTTAACCCAATACGCTTCTGTTGAGTGAACATACTTTAGGTTGCTCTTTGATGCAATGTCGTACACTTCGATATGATTACCTTGCGACCCATGTTCGCCACTAAACAAGCATTTACCACCAAGTTCATGAATACGATTAACATAATCTTGCACACTTACAGGAGAATCCATAATTGTTGTATTTGAAAATCCTGTGTGTGAATGATAATTTTCTATAAGTAAAGATTGCGACCATTCATCTGCACTATAAGGGAAATTAAACGAAAGCGTTGGAATAATTTGTTTAATTTTATCTCCAATCATACCATTCTACCTCAACCAAACCTTGATTCATCAAGCTTTCTACATATGTAAGTGTAGTAATTTGTCTTTTAGTAACTCGAAATGTTTCGTTTGTTACTACATAACCAGCCTCTGGCATTAAGCTTTCAAATAAAACATCAATAATCCATGCGATATCGTCTTTGTTTAATTGTGCCGTATTCGGTTCATTAGTTTTGCTTGATACAACATAAAAGTCTTTATATTTGATAAATCTTGACAACATATCTTCGACTAAATCTATGCTATTAAAATTGCACACATCAAATCTTGCATATTGGTTGAATAATTCTCCTGTTCTGTAATATGACATATTAGCCAAACTACTATCATTGATAAACGGTCTTTTTATTTCAACAACGATTCCTGCGCCTTTCCTTGCCATGTTTCTCCCTCCTCAAGTTCTAAATAATAAAAACAACTATAATCACCTACGTCAAACTTTAGCCTGTTATTCTCAATCCACATGCGTTTATAATAGCTCTTAAAGTGTGGATAATTCTCTTTTAAGTCTTTGTCTATTAACTTTTGTGCTTCCTGCACCGTACTACAATCATGCACATCCCTCCAGCCATTTCGACCTTTGAATTTTAATAACATGGTACTTCCTCCAAGACATATGTACTATTCTCTGTTAATACAAGCATTGATTCGTTTTCTTGAATCACATGTTTTACTCTGCTTGTAATAAACCCATAGTAGTCAAGTTTTTCACCTTCGTTGTCTGCAAGAAAGTACATATGCTTATGAGATGAGTAAGTGTCGTAAAACTGCACAATTCCAGTTCTTCCGATTCTTTTCAGCGCGCCCTCGTCTGTTTTTTGCTTTCCTGCTAAATCATTGATCTCTACAATTTTATACTTCATTTCCGTCCTCCTTAATGTCAAAGCTTTTATTCTTAACGAACTTTTTAACGAATTTGGTTTCTTTTTGCTCTTCCATTTTCTTTCGTGCGGCAGCTTGTTCAGCCAATCGTTCATGTCGTGCTTTGTCTGCTTCTGCGGCTTCTTGAGCGTCACAGATTCCTTTGATAATTATAACTATTATCCAAAATCCTAGCGTCACCCACATTACCCAAGCATTTGGCATATCTGCGATTAGACACCAGTCTAAGAATGCAGGCAACAACACGAATACTCCAAAACAAAATATAAACATATTATTCCTCCTTGTTTGAATCAAGATAATCATAGATATAAAATACATCATTACCTTGCATCTCTGTCTCTTTTTCAACCTTATCAAAAACATGACTCATTCCACATAAAACCATAATTGCACTACAGCTGATAATTAAGCTCATGATCCACCATGCGTTTTCCTCTCCGAACATAAACCAAACTAACGGAAAAATCCATAACAACCCAATAAATCCACAGAATGCTTGTACCATGTTCTTACCTCATTTCTGCAATTTCTGCTCTTGCCCTAGCAATAGCATCACATTTATTCTTGTATTTTTCCTCTAATGGCTTGTGGTCTTTTTGAATTGCCACGAGCATCTTATCGAAATACTCCTGCTCTAACTTCCACAATACCTCAATAACTTCTTTCTGCGATGTCAACATAACCTTTCTCCTTTCGGTTTCCTTTGTTTTCTATATCTTATCACAGAAATCCATATATGTCAATAGGGAAAGTTAAAAAACTTTCCCTATTTTTAATTATATATCATTCCCATCATCAAATGGAAACACATATATAGCTATTAAAGTTATGATTACACCACAAGCAAAACCGACACCAAACATAAGTCCCCCTACTTCTTGCTAAAATAAGCCTTTGTATCACTTTGTGTGCAAATGACCCTTGATGTTCTATCTTTGCGTTCTAATTTAGACTGAAGCTCTTTGGCGAACTTGAGTTTGTAATTTTGGTCACCATGCACAAGGTAAATACGATTATATTGTATATCTGTATAATATCTTGCAAGTTCAGCAGCATCGCAATGTGAACTTAATGATTTAAGAGCCATCGGCAGAGCATTGTTATTAACGAGTTTATCGTCTATCTGCATACATTTTCTTCTTCCTTGTCTCATACGTCCAGCAAGTGATTCTGGTGTTGCGTAACCTGTAAACATGATTACATTATCTACTTCGCTCACGCATTCTTTTACCCAAAATCTCGCCCGTCCACCGCTTAACATTCCACCACCTGCAATGACAAGCAATGGCTCATTAAGCTTGCTAAAGTGCATACTGTCCTTAAAATCTTCAATATAGTATACATCTTCCCAATTCTTGATTTTATCCCACAAAGCAAAGTCTTTGATAATTAGATCGTCCCAAAGATTATTGATGCTCATTCCTAATGGAGAGTCAACTAAAATCTTAATTGGTGCATGCCCATTAAAATGTTCATACAGCATTGCCAACACATCTTGCATACGGTTCAAAGAAAATGTTGGCATAATTATTTTGGCATTGCGTTCTTTGGCACGCATAACAGCATAATCAATTTTGCCTAAATCCTTTTGCCTATCTCTTGGACTGTGGTTGCGGTTGCTATTTGCATATGTACATTCACCCACAACTATATTGCACTTGGGCATAATGTCTAAGTTATCAAGCCAATAACGAGACTTGTAGTTGCTGATATCGCCAGTAAACCCAATTCTGTACATACGAGCCTTATCATAGCATTCCATAAAAACTTGTCTTGCACCAACGATGTGCTGCGCATTGATATAAGTAAAGTTCATTTTATCATTAAGATTAACTCGATCATATAATTCACACTCGACTACGTGTTTCAATGCTTTTTCAACATCTTCCTGTGTGTAAAGTGGTTTTCTGTCAAATCGCTCATAATCGTGATTAAATATCTTTACACTATCTTGCCACATAAGTGTAAGCAAACCTTTTGTTCCGCTTGGAATATAAAGCGGGCAATTTGCACCCTCCGCATATAATTTAGGAATTAACCCGCTATGGTCAATATGACAATGTGTGAGAATGATGCCGTCGAGCTGTTTTGGCTTTATTGATTTGTGGCGTCTCATATTACAAACATAATCTTTTTCTTCGTCGCTTGTCTGTCTCATACCATAATCTACAAGATAATGATATTGTAAGAATCGAACAAGATTCGCAGAACCGGTTACCTCTGTTGCATTGTACCCACAAAATTCTATATAACCATTTTTTAGGACTTTTGTATCCATAAAATTCTCCTAGTCAATAAATGTATACATGATATCTTCTTCGGATTCCGGTAGATAATAACATATGTATTCTTTGCGTTGTTCGCACCAGCGTTCAAATGCGATACCGTTATCGATGATTAGAACATATTCTTCTTGTCCATCAATACAAACTGCAACATCAATTTCTAAGTCAAATTCATCTTTGAGAAATCTAACTTTTCTTGTAACCATTATTTACCCTCCGTCAATTCATTCCAAAGTTTTTCAATAGTTAGTTCATCATCTACTCTACCAAAATTTTTAGTCCAACAAAAATACGGCAATAAATTAGATGTATCATTGAGAATTATTGACAAAGTAAGCAACATATCATTCATTCCATCTCTAAACTGCCTGCCATCAAGGTTTATACCAATCTTAGTTGCATCTTCAATAGAATCCCATAGAATCTTGATATTGTCTAAAATTCGCTTGAATTCATAGAAACTGAATTCGCACTGAGTGCTTACAAATTTTTTATTTACTGTTGTTTCCATAATTCCTCCTCGTCTGTTAAATAAAGCCATATTTTTTCAATCGTATCAATCGCTACTTCTTTTCCTGTTTTTACATCTTGAATGATGCACATTTCTTTGTCTCGACCAAAATTTGTTTCCCAACACCACCATGATAGAGTTTCATACTTGTCTTTTAAAATTTTACTTAATAAATTTATAACATGATCAATCAACCCGACAGCATCCGTTTCGATAAAATCAATGTGATATTTATATAATTCGTCTACCATATCATTTGTAGATATAATATGTTTCAACATTTTCTCAAACTCTTTAAATGTTACCATATATTTTCCCATCCTTCCTCAACAATTTCAAACTTATCTATTTTAACTTGGAGTGTTTTCCTTCCATTGTATTCATTTACTCCAAGGGTGCCAAGTAAATCTATGATTAACGGCTTATTTTTACCGATCGACAACAGCTCTTTGTCATTGTTTGATGCAAAGAATTTTAAGTAATCTACATCTTTATATGTAAATTTAAGAGTGCTACCATTGCCTAATGCACGAATATCTCTTGCATTGATACGAACACGTGGGATATAAAACTTTGGCACTTCAACTCCTGTTCCCCAGCATCGAGCATATTGTTCTGTAACCACAAAGAGCCATGTTGGTATATTCGATGGATTAAGAGTTGAAGCCACAACTTGTTCTACGCATATGTTGAGGTCAAGTTGTTCTAAATAATTAACTAATGCCCCAGTATCATTTCTTTCCCAACATACACCAAATGCGTGTTCATGTCCTTGAGCAAATACAATATCGGGGAAATCTGCGACTTGCTCACGAATGGGAACAGGACTACGGCATGAGCCTGTATATCTACTACCATCTTCGTGTACAAGCAATACAGGCTTATTATAATATTCCATAAGTTTATTGGCAACTAGACCTGTATACGGAGTATTATCACAAAATTTAATAACGACTTTTCCGTAGTTATCTTGTGGATGTTGCTCTGTAATGAGTGTTTCGTACATTTTCTTCACGGTTTCACGTTGATATCTATAACAACGCTCGATTGTCTTGATTACTTCCTCATAGTCATCTCGCATCTCACAAAACGCTTCAAATACCATGGCTTTGGTTTCTTGCTCGCTTGAACGGCACACAGCATTAAGTTTTGGTGCAATATTCCAAGCAATATCTTCCGGCGTAATGCCATTAGTTTTCTTGCAATACTTTTCGCACAAAGCTCGCAAGAATGGGTTTGTCACACCTTTCCACAACCCCCACTTATTAAACACAATGTTTTCGAGGTTCCTCATATCCATAACATCGGCTATATTGGCTAATGCTACAAGGTCAAGATAATAAGTATATTCAATATCATTGAAATACATGCACAGTGCTTGCCAAAATTTGAATACAACCCCTGTTCCACATAAGTCTTTGTTAGTTCGATTTTCGAGTTGATTATTAACGATAATAAAGTTTGGTTTTCTTTGAAGTAAATCTAATTTACCTAAGTTTATTTTATCCACTTTATGATGGTCGAGAATAACCACCGTTATGTTTTTATTTATCAACTGTTGGATTTGTTCAATGTCATTACTCCCAGCGTCTGGAATAACCACCATAGATGTATCATTTTGTGCAATGGATTTTTGCATAATCTCATCGGTCAAACCATGGGTTTTATTTGAATGAAAAAGAATGATAATATTAGAATGTTTAATTCCATACCATCTTAACATATTATAAGTAAGTGTTGCAGAGCATATTCCGTCTACGTCTCTCAATCACAGTCTTGGATAATTATTATCTTAGACTGTGCATTAATCACCTCCTTTAAACATTCATTAAACAATTCAATTTTTCTTTGTATTGCACTATATTCTTTTACATCACCAACATACTTACCAACAGGCTCTTTGAACTCTTCAACATCTTCAATCTCGCATGCTCGGAAATAATCGTCAACGAATGTGTCTTTATTCAGTTGTGGAACTAGTTGCTTTACTTTCATGCCCTCTTCCTTTCAATACTTCATTGTACCACTCATTAAATTCATCAATCGTGTCACTTTCAAAAAGCCTCTCAAGGATTCTTACCCTATACATGTGTTTTGATTCAATAAATGTATCAATCTGCTCTTTAACATCTTCACCTCTAAGTTCTTCAATCAACCTATCTACAAAGAACAATTTATCTTTACATTCCCTGCGTTTTTGCAGCATACTCGTCTCAAACCGATATAAGCGACAGATATTCACAGCAGAAAGTTTTATATGGTTCTCTTTGTAGTGGTATAAGTCTACCATGGCTCGTGAAAGAATTACAAGTTGATTGTTGAGCAGTATTTTTTCATTTACAAGATCGTTGATAATGTCCTTGTGCCTTACGGCTACAGACACAACATCAAATCCAAGTTCTCTATCCCAATCACAATCAAGAATTTTTGTATTGGTAAAATTCTCAATAGAGTCAATTGCCGTATGTAGATTTTCCATAAGCGGATCTACACATTCAACTACTTTATAATTTGTTGTTGGTTTTGTGAGACAATTATCAATAACATTTTGTGCTTTTTCTTTTTTATATTTATCTGCATTGTCTTTATTTGTAGTCCATGTGAACCTACCAAGCGAATCCTTAGTTATGAATTTTGTTTCGTCTAAATTTGATATAATATACACCATATTTTTCTCCTTTCTATGAGTATATTATATCAAATTGTATGCGAATTGTCAATAGAACTTTTATAAAGTTCCTCCCATACCTCTTTTCCCTTATCGCTAGGGGAATCTTTATAATCTAATATTCCATTATCTTCTACAACAACAACTTCACCATAAAGCGTACACATTTTTACAATTTTATCCACATCCTTTCTCCACCTATCTCTGTCTTCCTCGCTACCCCACTTATCCAAGCACACTACGTATCTTTCAACCTCCAGTTCGATAAGTTGTTGTAACTGCATCTTACTTAAATTGCACCCAAACATAGCCACCGAATTGTTCTGCTCAAGTATGCTTTCCATCTGCATTACAGACTTTTCTCCCTCAAATAGTTTAACCTCATGTGTCGCCTTGATTGTCTCTTGGTTTTGGTATAACCCATATAGCAAATTGCTTGTAGGCAACTTATAATCTCTCTCAAGTGTCCATATTGGTCGATACTTGCCAAGTTCAATATCCTCCTCTCGCCAAAATCTGCCCCTTATACCCAGTAATTCGCCCTCTTTATCAAATACGGGTATAGTCGTGCAATCAAGTAGCGGGTAGTAACCTATATGGTATTTACGCATTGTATCCACGCTTATACCCTCTTTTATCCACTCATATGGTAATTTATCGACAAAACGATTTAAGTCGCTTAGAGGGTAGATTTGTGCGTGTTTTGCTATAGTTTTGGTGGTAGTGAATAGTCGCAGGTCATCCCTCCAACTTGCTTTCTTTGTCTGTGTGAATGTATCTTCGGATAGTCCAAGAGTGCCAAGAATATAGTGAACTATATCACCAAAATAAAACTCTATATCTCGTAAGTTCCAAACCTCTTCGATAAGAGAATAAACATCGCCATGAAATTGACACGAATAACAATGAAACATTTTGTCATTCATATAATAGTACAGCTTAGGTTTATGCTCCTCTGCGTGTAAATGGTGACAGATTGAATCAAAGATAAGGTGGTTTTGACCGGATTCTTTTAATTCTGAGCCTAAAACCTCAAGGATTGTAATTATCTGGTCTGTATTCAGTTGCTCCTTGAGTGCTTTAGTGTTCATTAGTTACTCCTTATTACCACAATAAAACTACATTGTCACCATCGTAATTTTTTGTTAACTTAACAGCAAAATCTCCTAATTCTTCGAGCCTCATATACTCAACGTTAATATCACCATAATACCATAATCCATAATCTTATTGACTAATATATGGTTTGGATTCCCGTTAATTGCAATATTCTTTGCAATGCAACAGCACTCTCTCCATTGCGATAAAAGTTGATTCTTTGGTAAAATTTGAATTAAGTCTTTGTGCCATAAACGCATGATAGTTACCTCCTCGCATTGTTATAACTATCTTACACTATGTTAAAGGGTTTGTCAAGGGATTAGTTGAAATATTTTTCACACAACTCTTTATGTGTACTACAAAATTCTTCTAAGGCAATCCATGTCTTATTTTTCTTACCTCCATCTTGTAGATAACGCCCTATATCCCTTTTGTATTTACTATAAAAAGTTCCCATAGCTTTACATTTCACAAATGTAATAAAGTCAAAAGTCTTAAATATTGATGGCTGATTAGTCCATGCTGCAAGTTGAATATAAAGCCATTTATAAGGAGATTTTGTATAATTTTCATGTCTCATAATATAAGGTAAAGCATTTTTACTTTTTAAAATATAAATTCTTTCTAAAAGTTCTTCAATATCACGTTCCAAAAACTCGTTGTCGTATTTAACATCTCTGTCGAACCCACAAAATACATAAAACTTCTTTCTGCGTTTACCAATATAATTATTAAGAATATCGAGCTTTTCAATAATTTTATCTTTGTCTTTTATGTTATCAAATGCAAAAATAAAATCTCCATCATATTTCCACTTAGCCATTTTTTGAGCTTTTTCAATAGTTATCAATCTTTCATCTAATCCTTGTTTAAATTGAAATGGTTTTTGAATTTTTTGAATTTGTTCTATAATATTATTCCAATTATTACAAGCAAAAAAGTTATCATCAAGAAAGCACATCTTGGGTCGATTCTCTTCTAAAAATTCATAAACAGGAGAATGTTCTTGGCAAGAATTATATTTTCGATTAACGCAAAACTCACACTTTCTAAAACATCCTCTTGTTAAAAATCCAATAGAATAATCTTTATAATATTTAAACTCATTTGATTTTATGCCTTGTTTTACACATTGTTCAATCCAATCATTATATAAGGCATAATCTGGCATAATATGTTCAATTTCATAAGGTAAATTTGGATCATCAGCATAATAGAATCCTGTGCCACCATACTCAACATTTGGCAAATTTAGAATAGGATGGTCTTTATAAAACTCTATGCAATTTGATTCTGTTTTAGACATATCATTTCTTTCATTTGGTATATTCGTCTTAATAAACACCTTTGAAATATACACCTTATCATAACTATCTATGTTATCATAAGATAATAGTAAAGTTACATTATCTCCTTTCGCTTTATGATAAGCAGAAATTTTCATAGAGCATAAATTCGGGAATCTATGTTTTGATTTTCCTACAATCTCCGCATCAATAATGCCTATATTCATACCAACTCAACCCCCTCTAACACCGTTCTGTCTACCTGTATTGGCTCATTATCTGCATCAGTGCAGAAATAATCAGTCAATCTCCCTGTATTTCTATCTAGGTGTTGCCATATCTTAATTGTAGCACCATACATATTATATCGCCCCTTATACACGCTTGTAACCATATTTATATTTATCTTATCACCAAATGGCGAATTGTCAATAAGTGGTGCGATAAGTTCAAGCTCTGATTTTTTAGGGAACAAACTTACAACACCCGTATCGAGTTTATTCTTCATTTGTGTGCTACCGAATACACAACTCTCATCAGCAGCCCCATTGCCTATCAACTTTTCTTTGCCGTTAGTCTGTGTCATTGACATTAGACCAATATTGTATTCCTCTGCCATTTCTTTAAGATCAGTAGCCACCGCAAGGAACATCATGTCTTGCCTTCCACTATTACCAACCTTTTGACGATATTCTTGCATACAGTTTGTGTTATCAAAGATATAATCGAATATCCCATAGGTGCAACCATATTGTAGTACCATATTCTTAATTGTATCTCTTATCGACTTCATGGTGAATTGTGGCAAATTGATAAGCCTTATTCCACTATCTTTAAGTATGACACCTGCCTCTTCAACATTTTGTTCCTCATATTCAGTCAACTGCCCTCGCATGATACGGTAACACTCAACATTCGAAATATACGATAAGAACCTTGGCATGACCTCTTCCCATTGTTTCTGCTCGGTATGAATATAGAAACCTCTTCCTTGATATTGTGGATTGTCAACATACTTGTTCTTCTTAACATCCCATATCTTCTTGCAACATACCAAGCATAAATCACCAATAGCTTGAGCCGTCTTACCTGTCCCACTTGGCATAGTGCGCAATATTAAGTGTCCTCTTTGCCAACCTGCTGAAATTGTGGATAAATAGGGCGAATTAAGAACACAGCCGGTTGCAGGGGTTTGCTTGAATAATTCTAGTAACTCATGTGTATTTTCACCCACCCAACTTTCCTCAATCGGTGCTTCTTTGCTATACTCAGCTTTCATGCGAACTTGGATTGAGTCAAAGTGGTTTAAGATTTCTTCGATTCCCATTGAGTTGAGTTTTTGCTTTTGTTCTGCTTCGTCTTTACCCTCGTCATAAATAGCATCCACATTGAACCCTTGAGCCTTATAATCACGCACAAGAGAATATTTTTTTACTTGGTCGTAATAATAATCGAAACTTTGATTCCCATCCTTTACAGCTTCTTTAATAGCTCTTATGAATTCACTATAACTATTTTCTTTTAGCACCTCAAGCATTGGCTTATACTTATCACTACTAAGCAAAAATGCGGTAATTGTATTTTCGTCCACTTCTTCGCATCCACTTTCAGCAATAATCTCGATTGCGCTGAATAAATAATACTGCCACAAAATCGGTTTGAAATCGTTAGGTGATAATTTGTACCTAGTGTTATAAAGGATGGATACATTGTTCATTATCATACCAAGAGCCATTTGTGCAGCTATGCGATTATAAATCATTTTGTTTTGCCTCAAACTTTTTTAATTCGTAATATGTATGATGAAGAATTTCAATAAAATCATCATCTGACGCACATAATTGGACTAATTCTTTTAAATCAGCAAAATAATATGAGTGATTATCTCTATGAGTTAATGTAATTTTCATCATGCCATGCATGCCATGAATGTCTGTGTCAATAGATACTTTAATCCCTTCATCAACAAGTTTTTTTAAAAATTCAATCATTTTCCCACCTACATAACTTACCAATTCTTAATTGGCGTTTCACTAAGTCAATACAAAGGTATGTTTCCATATACATGTGAACAATAGTTATACCAATCTTCCATCGTTCAGATAGGTGCTTCTCTATACTTGCACCAAAATATGATTTAAACATTATTCCTGCCACCTTTCTTAATTAAATTCAATCATTTTTTTATTCCTCTCCAACAAAAACAAATCTATCTACATATTGCCTATTTTCTCCTTTTAGAATAGGCATGAAATCGTCTATTATCCAACAGCCATCTTCTTTTATAACAGCAGTTCCTCTTTTACAGTTTGTTGGGTAATTATTCCAATTTATATCTCTTTCTGTTAATAACATATTTTGAATATCATTACAATTTTTATTTTGTAGTTCTTTATGTGAGAAATTAGCTTGCCCCACCATTTGAATAGAATTTCTGGTTGCATCTAATTGTCTCCAGTAAATTAAATTTGTAACTTCTTCTTTTGGAATATTAAAACAACGAGCATCGAACATAGCTCCTTTGTCAACTGCATTTAGCAATGTCTGAATATATTCTTGTGTGCCATCCTCATATTTTGAAATACCATCCCATTTGTTAAATCTATATTTGTCAACATACTTGCCAAAGAATTTATTAAATACCATAGTTGCCATGCTCGCTGCAATGCTGCAAATTTTTTGAACTTCATAATCAAACCATGCCGAAGAATTTAATCGTCTATAATCAATTAAAATCAATGTGATTTCATCTGATTGAGTATATCCAAACACACATCCTTGGATGTTTTCACAAAGATATTTGGTTGTTTCTTGCATGGTAGTCATTAAAACTTTATCAAATGGTCTATCAAAACCACTTGTAAATGTGTGAAACGCTTTCCCATCAATACGAATTGCAACAGGTGTTCTTCGTATGAGTTTTGTTTTAGAAATGTTCTCATAATAGGATTTCATACGAGTTCCTAAATCATCATTCACTGGCATCTCTTTTCCTCCTTAATAAATATTGTTGTAACCCTGCTTGCCTTGATCCCGCACAATACACAACCTCATCTGTCTTAACCTCTTGTGCAGCTCTAGCCACTCTTTGCCTATCTTTCCAAAATTGTTCTGCTTCATCATACACATACTCTACAATGCCAAGCCCATTATTTCTATCGAACCCATGATTAAGGGTATCGACCCAATAGCGCAAGGAAAGTTCAATGCCTTTGTATGTAAATGGTTTTATGGTGCGCTTTGTCATATCGCTTATTTGTTTGAAAACAAAGCTTGGTATGTTCTTGTTATAAAGTTCATATACATAAGCAATAAGTTCATTGTAGGCTTGTGGTCGAATAGGCACTTTAGGCTCGCTGGTGGATTTTTTAACAGCTTTTTCTTTGTCCTTGATAAAATGTTCGTGATTGCAAAAATAGTAACACCTACGTTCTTTATCTTGGTATGCTAAATCTCTATCAATCATCTCGCCACAATATCTACACTTCACTTGCGTACTCATAAGGAATCTCCTTTTCATATAAATATTGAAATGAACGATCGAATGGATTAAGCCAGTAAGATCCAAAAAAGCAAGCTATTTTTTCATATTTATCACATAAATTGTCGAACTTTTGCGACAGTTCGCAATCTTTGTCTACATCTGTAAACCAATCATAGAACCCATGTGGACGCTCTTCCTGCTCGTCAAGTTCATAAATAACCCTATATCCATTAAAATCGCCGAAGTCAAAGATTCTAACCTTGCCTTTAATCGGTGGACTATCCTCTTCAACGGAAGAAAATTCATAGATGTATGGAACTACATTCATTTTAAACCATCGAAGCAATCTCTTGTTCAATGCATTCTGTATAAAATTATCTTTGCCATCGTGTAGCCTATGTTTAACCCATTGAAAGAAAATTTTGTAACTTGGCGCATAAACACAATTAGCCATGTATCCATAGTAATCTTCTGCCCATGATCTAATAGGATGTTTACGAATAAAGTCAAGACTATTTACAATGTAATCAATACCTTCAATGCAATCAATTCCATTATAGACAATATCGTACACTGTAATATCTTTTTTGATGTAACTCCAACTCGGATTGAATTTTCTGTAATTTTTTTCGTATTGACAAAAGTATGATAGTGTTTTCTTTATATTGTCATCATCTTCATCGTAACAGTTTAATCCAAAAAGCCAGTTTGGACACTCTTTAATGGTAAAGTTGTTCCAAAGTTTATGAGGATCTTTATGAATGACAGTATATTTATTTTGAATAGATTTCATTACTGCTTTAATTGCGTCAACATTCTTCATTCTTATTATACACCTTTTCTACATACATATAACTGCACTCTTTTAACTTTTGCTCTGGGTCGTTAAAGTAGAACTTTTCGATGTTCTTTGAGCCAACCCAATATCCAAAAGTATTATCGTATGTTTCACGTACAAGTTCGTTAGGTATTACGATAATGCAAGGAACATAACCATTTTTCATATCTTCTTTGGAGTAATGGCTGTTACAATTATTCCTCCAATCGTCTTGTGGCTCGAGTACCAATGAATCGAACGGGAAGTACATGTCGATATATTTGGTAATATATATACCATATACTGAACCTGCATTGTGTTCATATGGCGCATCGTTCCAATCATCGCCCCAATAATCGTTACAATCATCCTCGCCTAGATAGAAGCGAACAACGTTACCTTTTTTGTCAAAATCAATAATTTTCATGTTATCACCTACCATTCGTATGTTAAATATTCGATAATGCGGTCTCTTCCTATTTCTTTAATGGCATCTTTAATAATTTTTTCCGATGAGAAAAATATAGTTCTAGGACTATAAACACAAGGTGAAATAAAATCAATTCGATACTTACTAATTGTTGATGACCACATGAGATAATATTTATACTTTTTAAACTCATAATTATGCTCATCTGCGTACTTTTTCAACAACATTTCTGTTTCAAGTACACGAGCATAAGTTTCAGCTTCTTTTTGTGTTTGGAAATAATTATGAGAATAGTACCTAAAGTTATCACAAGTACAATACTTGTCCCAGCTTACATCAGTAACATTATATGAATTTACACACCAATAGCGTTCGTTTATTTTAGTTCTCCATCTCTTATCCTCTTCAACATTAATCCCAAGTTGATCCATTTGTTCTTTTGTCAACTCGACTCTTTTTCCATTGATTACAATATAATTCTCGCTCATTTTATTCCCTCCAATCATCGTAAATCTCTATAGTCATATTTTCATTTTTGAATAAATCAGATATAATAATTTCTTCGTTCGTTACTTTAATAATATCCACAATATCTTGTAGGCTGTTAATTTCGATAGTCGTTCGTTCAAATCCGTTTTCTCCAGTATTAGTCTTCAAAGAAAATGGTTTTAAGATTTTTTTATATTTTTCACCAAGTTGACCCCAAGCCTTCGTGTTACAAATATTGAATATCATTTCAATCCCTCCATCTTATCTAAATTCTTACGTTCTAAGCACCTTTTACAAAACTCCAATGTATCCTTTTTCGTGTGGCTTTTGAGATAATCATATATTGTTTGCATAGCCACCTCATATCCTTGTACCATATGTTTGATATAAGTTTTACGAACATTGTCTTTGTAAGCATTTACAATCATGTTTTCAACTTCGCCTTTTGTGTTCATTTTAATTCTCCTTTCGCTTTCGCTTGTTTTATTTTCTTTATTATAACCCATTCGAGAGAGATTGTCAACACTATTTTATAAAAAATCCCCCTATAAGGGGGAAAATTTTGTAGAGTTAGATGTTAATTCCTCTTTGTGTGCAAAAGTCAATAAATGTGGAATATAAAGCACCAAGTTCAGTTACTTGCTCATCGGTTGCTTCTGTGAGTTTCTTACCTACACCAAGTTGCGATTCAATTTGCTCTGCAACATAGTCTGGATATAACGAGAATAATTTAGCAACATACGGTTGTAAGAGTTGAATGTAATCTTCTTTGGTGTAACCTACGGTTCTTTCTTTGAAAGATGTAAGACCTGCACCTTCATTTTCTGCTGTTTTAGCAATAGCATCTGTGATAGCTTTTGTCAAATTTTCAGCAGTAAACTCTTTAATATGAACTTGCATCATAGGAAAACGAGAACGAGCAAATACATCGTTTGTTTCCTTACAAATTGCAGACGAATAAATTGTAGTTCCAGTTTCTTCATCAACACCATTTGCATAAGTGTAAATTACAAAATCGCACAAATCACGAATGAATCTTGTTGAACCTTTAACTTTATTAGAACCATACGGAATAAGTTTCCCATATGTCGCTGATTTCTTATCTTCGTCAACCATTTCGTGTGAAATAAATACAACCGTATATCCATGACGAGTAAGTAGATTGATTTGATTCTTAAACATGGTTCTGGCTAAAAGGTATCCATTTGGATTTGAGTCATCGGCATCTTGAACCATTGAAACATCTAAAACTCCATATCGTTTTGCTACCTTTTGCTCAACAATATTGACCAAAGATTCAGATGTGTCAATTACAATCGTTTGATACATTTCTCTTGCTTTTGCATAATTATCTGTTAATTGTTTGACAATTTGGCAAAAATCATCCCAATCATCTACAGGGAACTTTTGCACATTTCGTGCATTGCCGCCTGCCTCAGCCATAATTAACATTGGTTTTGGTAAGCGTGTTCCTTGTAGTGTCTTCCCAGTATCGGAGTTTCCGAAGATTTCGATAGTAACACCTTCGAGGCTATTAACCATATTATTATCTTGTTTCGTAAAAATATCAATCTTAGCCATCTACTCACCTCCTACAGAAACGGATTCTCACCAACATCAAATGGATTACCATCTGCCATGCTAGTGTCACTCATAGCTTTAAAACTCTGTTTCCCGCTTTTTGCCTTTGGCGTCTTGTTTTTGGATTCTTTCAGAATCTGTTCAAGTTCAATCGAACGTTCCTCTAGCAGCCTCTTAATTTCTTTCGGCTCAATGAATAACTTTTCGCCATTCTTATCCACACGCTCTTCATCAATCGGCTCCTCGCCACCAATTACAATCCATTCAACTCTCGTAAATCCAGTATTAACATCAGCTCTTCTACCAAAACCACCTGTAGATGCTGTTTTCTGAACCCCATATTCCACACTCTTAATCTCGACTGAGAATGAAGCCAAAGCACCCATCTCATAAATATCATTAAACTGGTCTGCTAAATCTTCCGACACATAAAGCTGATGAGGTAATGCTTTTTCATTATATCCAACACCAGTAATTTCAACTTTTAATCTTCCAGTTTCTTCTTCGTTGACATATTCCGGTACACATTTGGTCAACATTCCCTCAATCACACCCTCGAACTTTTCCTCGCTGGCAGGTTCGCTAAGAATTTTCACGCCTTGAACATTAAAACAATCTACGCTTACTACTTTCCCGCTCTTTCCAACGTAATCATTAAATCTATCTGTACGAATACGCACTTCAATTGGTGTATCAAGTGCACAATTCTGTAACTCTGCAATGCTTTCATAATCACTGTTGGTTTTGTGGTCGCTTCCTGCAAATTTATCTCTCGTGTATACTTCACAACTATATTCGCCATCGCCAACCCCAATTACAAATCGCCCACGAACAGTATTGAAAGCAACACCATCGTCAAATTTACCTTCTACAACTTCTAATTTCTTATCTTTTAACCTGCCTACTGCTTTGAATTTACTAAATGTCTGTCTAACTGCCATAGTTTATCCTTTCTTTAATAAAAAAACTTTAAAAAATTATCAACAATACTTTCATATTCTTTTAACTTTGCATTCAAACTATCGTTATCATTTACGCCAATTTTACCGTAATCATTTTCGTACGCTTCTACTAGCCGGATATATTCATTGGCTGCATTTGCTAACTCTTTGATACGTTTTTGTTTCTGTTCTTCTTTTTCAATACGCTCTTTTTCTTTTTGTTCAAGTTCTTCTTCGTATGCTTTTGCATCCTCGTAAGCGTTGAATTCCTTACCGTTTACTCGATAAATTGTTACCATATGCTCTCCTTATTTAAGTTGTAAATTCTCTTTTTCTACTACTTGCACTCCATCAATTACTAAACCTTGCTTTAATATTGCATCTTTAAGTTTTGTCTTGTTTGGATTTTCCTCAACCTTAATCGTCATGTACTCTTGTGGGATACTTGCACCCTCTGCAATTTCAACTTGTTTGGACTTTCTGAACGAAAGGGCAACTCTTGGAGTTTCAAACTTCTTATCGCCAAACAATAACATGGAGTTTGCAAGATAACTCTTTAATCGCTCAACCTTTTTCTCCTTGGTCTGCCTGCGCTCTTTTAGTGCTTTTTCCTCTGTTTTAATCTTGTCGATGTCGCTCATAAGGTTCTTGATGTAACAGGCTGTGTTTTCGAGTTTTTGGTCGCGAGACAAGAGCAGATTATCAATATCTGATTCCTCAAAGATAATCTCGCCTGTTTCTTCATCAATAACCATATCATTTTCTAACAGTTCATATAGATTACGATCAATTTCATATAATGCTGACATATTCTCTCCTTTCTTATAACTATATTATAATTGACGATGCTTATAATGTAAAATGAATTCCTTAATCTTTTTTATATTCTGTGCAACCTAAGTTAATCTTTAATTTAGGATAATACTCCTCAAGCACATACTTAGCAATAATTTTAATATTTGGTAATGCTTGTTCATAACAATCAATTTTCTTTAAATCTTTTTCTTCGTGTGCAAATAAGCTGCCAACCACAATCTCATATTCACATCTGCTCCACTCTTGCCACATAATGATTTTACGAAGCTCTTCGGTAAAATTTTCAAAAGTCATCTTGTCGCGTTTATATTTGACACAAAGAGCATTAGTTTCCTCATTAACGCGAATGTTATTAAAAATGTTATATGGCTCAATAGAATGATTATGGTTAAAGTTCTCGTTAAGAACGTACCATTCAAATTTCAATTTTTTCATTTGTCATTGTCTCCTTTTCCCATATGATTAATACTCATTTCTGACCAAATCAATAATGCAACTATTGCCCAAAAAGTAAACATAATATGAATAACATTAATTAAGATATTCATATTATTCTCCTTCTTCACTATCAGGAATTAATATTGCATCACCAATACGTTCAATAGCATTTTCACTTTCCAATACAAAAATATATGCTGTTCCTTTTTCAGGAATAGGAACACCAACCATATATTTTATATCATTATTAAATGTTTGTTTAATTTCATAAATATAACCAAAGCAGCCACACCATTTATGATTTTCATTAAATTGTACTACATCATTTACTTTCATATTCATAATTCCTTTCAAAAGCTTCTTCATGCGTCATTCTTGTTCACCTATATTTACCCATTTTTTTAAATTTTTCAAAACAAATTTCATTTTGACAAACATCGCAAACAGTTATTGTATATCTCATTTTTGTTATCCTTTCATTTCATAACCACAATGAGGACAATAATTTGATTTTATAGCATTTCCTTTTCTGCAATTTGAACATGTAAAATAATTATAATGCTTATATATGTCTGTTCCATCGTCATTTATTCCAACAATTTTATCACCATACCATCTTTTCCATTTTTCATGATTCTGTGTTTGTTTGTTAAGTGCATCTAAAATTTTCATGTCATAAGGATTGTTACTGTCAGGATAGAAATTACTTTTATCAATAATTTCATTTAATTCTGATTTGGTCATTTTTATTCTTTCACTCCTTTTTACTCCACTAAGACATGTTCGTATTTCTTTTCGGTTATTGTGTGCAAGTCGGCATTTACTGGCAGTACATGAAATCCCCAACAAGGACAACTGCGCTTATGTTCGACGTATTCGAGCCACCACCCAACACATGGTTCGTCATCCTCATTCATTCCCGCCCTGTGCCTAACAAAACAATCTCCGATCGCCAAGTAATACGGCTTCTTAACTCCTTCTGTTTCACGTATGGCGATTTTAATAGCTTCGTCTTTGGTGAATTTTTCTTTTGACACTGCTAACTCGTCATAACCACCAACAAAGCGACTTATTTTAAATTTACTCATCTTGCTCACCTGCCTTTCGTCAAATCTTCGATTTTAGCAAACCGTTTATCGCAGTCTGCGCAATATGCGTATTTTCCAACATTCTTGTATGTCAACCCATCATGGAGTGAACTATTATCCATCTCTTCGCCTGTGGTGTCGTTGTAGAAATAGCCGTATCCTCTTATGTATTGCTTTACATAGTATGAAGTGCCACCGCAATGCTGACATTTTACAATGTTATCCATTCTGCTCACCTACCTTGTACTTCGGCATTGCTGCCCATGCGATAACATCTTCCCAATCGCCGTGATTTTCTAAAAAATACCCTTCGTCTATGCCGCATACATCAGTATCAACCCCATATTTTGTAACAATCAGAATCTCATCTCCATCGTCTGGCATTTTGCAATCAAACACGTAATTAAATTCATAACCAAATTGCTCAATGTATTCTCTTTTTTCTTCTTCGGTTAACGGTCTTGTTTTGACTTTGTACCATGTGATTATTTCCTCATATGTCATTCCTGCTCACACTCCTTTAGTGCCGCCTCTGCGGATTTTCTTGTTAAAAATACAGATTCTCCAAGTTTAAGTGTAATGTTATGTGCGTGATGTTTTCGTGCCTTGATACGAATCCCTTTGCTGGTAAACCCAATCATCTGAATTTTATCTTCGACAATTTCTCCAGTGAATCGCCCCAGATTTTTTAATGGAATCCATATCGTATCTCCAATGGCGCAGGGAAAAATCTTCAGCCTCCCAGCATCTTCCAAATCTTCATAGTGTGCAAGGCGCTCTATAACTTCTTTTTCTTTTTTCGCTCGCTCTGCGATTACATCTGTCACTCTATCTGGGTCAGAATAAAGCTGAACATATGCTTCGCCTTTTTCGTTTCTCTGAGTTAGCCTTTTGCTCATTCTTCTACCTCTGTATTCCAACATTTAAAACAATCACCATTTATATTTGAACAATCGTCTATAGAACATAATCCCAATTTTAATACACAATTATCATCAATAGATGCGTTTGGAAATGCTTCTTTTAAAACATCTTTTCTTGTTTTTCGCGGGTGTTCTTCAGCCCATTTGCGAACGATTTCGGTTGCTTCGACAGGGTACTTAATTTCAAAAGTGGAACAAGATAAATCATAACCATTTTTACATTTGGATAGCGGACATTTGTTGCATTCCAGTCCGTCACATGTACCCGATGTTTGTCGTATACAACCTAAGTTATTCAACATTCTTTTCTTTTCAACTAAATAATTAAATTCCATTGTCTGCCTCCGTTAATTTTGCATAATTCCAATAATTCATTGAATCGGTTGTATACGACGTTTTTCCATCACACCAAGCATAAACAAAATTGTTTTCATATTTTGCAAAATGTCTTTCGATCCAATCATATGTTATTAAATTTCTTACCAAAATTGGTGTGTCAACAGGAACTTTAGACCAATCAGTTTCCTGTTCAATATACTCCTCATCAACCCATTTAAATTTTTCTTTGGCACAACCATTAAGATATGTACTGTTAAATGTACAATTACTACAATAAAAGCCGGGGCACGCAACTATTTCTTCTGTATCTTTGTTTAATGCAAAAGTAAAGCCCAACCTTGTAATTCTTTCAATGTCATTTTTATATTTTTCATAATTTGTCATTATTATTCACCTCATTTAATTTTCGCTTGCTAATTTTACATAATTCCAAGGAATACGGTCTTTATGTTCTGCTGAAAATGATGTTGCCCCACCAGCCCATGCATATACAACACCATCTTCGTACTTTGCGAAATACTTGGGTTCCCACTTATCGTGTTCAGTGTTTCTTACCCAAAATTTTGTATCTACTATAACTTTAGACCAATCTACTTCAGGTTCAGTTACTCCAACATACTCAGCATCAGCCCACTTAAGTTTTGTATCATCACAAATGTGACCTATTTTTTTATCCCCATAAAACTCGCATTGTGGACATTGTACTCCTGCACAACAAATTATATTCCTAGTTTTTTTGTCTAATGCAAACCTAATATTCAACTTTGCAAATTTTTCAAGTTCACTTTTATAATATTCATAATTAGTCATTTACTTTCACCTCCCAAGGTTCTTCGTCTTCCCACTTAATAAATTCAAATTTGCATTGAGGAAAAACAATTCCTATCCGTGAGTTAGTTAAAACGCTAGGAAGAATCCATGCAGATGAACTCTTTTTTTTCTGGTTTAACTTCATACCACCATAAGTCACCATTCATATCTCTTGCAATCCAACCTCTACCAAGCAATTTACACAATGATTTTTCATCATCGGTTAAGACAACAGTCTCTTTGTGTTCTTGATATAACCACTTTACCTTAGCCGCATCACATATCCGTAATTCACCTATATAAAAATCACATTCATGACATGCAACTTTTTCGCAACCATATATTTGATTACCCTTCATAGCGAAAGTAAGGCTATACTTTTTCAATTCATTTTCATAAAATTCCCAATTTTTCATCACCATACCTCTTCTACTTTACAAATTCCCACAATCTTGCTATCCCATTGTTTAAATACTTTGTTTACAAGCCCATACTTCATCATGCCAACTTTTTTCATATATGATGATTTACTATCAATCAAGAACTCAACCACATGCCCATCACTTTCATGGGAATAATTGAGTTTGTCGGTGTGTCTATCAGCTTTTATATCACCAAGGACACAACTTATGGTTTCTCCATTTTTCAGTCTTATAATGAATTTATCACCTATTTCCCCCCAATAACTACCCATGGCAACAACATACCATTCAGAATTTTGTACCAAAAATCCATATTCATCAACCCATACATCATCGCGCTGCTGGAATTTGTACTGATTAGATGCTTTATTTGTAATGGCTCGATAGTCCATGAACGTCATTTTCTGCGAATTTGCCGTATCGTGCGTCCACATTTCCCAAAGATCCATGTTGTATTCACTTGCCACTTGGTTTGGGTCAATTTCCGCATAGGCTTTCTTTGGCATGATAACCAAGAAAAATGCCATAATGATTGCGATAAGGATTAAGGTTAGGTTGCGATTAAATTTATCTCTGTTCATTTTTTGTCTCCTTTCTATTTTTCTAAATCATCAATTTGAACTATATATTCACCATTATCTGTTTGTTTAAATGTCCTGTCGCAATCGGTATACCAATCAACTATACAATCAAACATCTCATTTTTGTCATCGAACCATTCTGTATAAGTATCACCGTCTCGTAAATCGTGAACTTGTGCCCTAACCATGTTTACCTCCTAAAAACTCAATCCCATAATCGCCTCTCTTGCAGCCATTGGGTTATTATCAATGTATCTTTTTGTGGTACGAATATCTGCATGTCCTGCGATTTCCTGCAATACCGGCATTGTTACACCTTTTTCTGCTAAAATACTGATTGTTGTGTGTCTTGTCGAGTGGCAACTAAAGTTCAAAGCCTCAACATCAATTCCTGCACGTTTTGCAAGAAGTTTGATTGTTTTGTTAAAGTTTTGTTCTTGCATTGGCTTACCTTGGTTGCCGATGAATAGGTTATTATATTCGCTCTCTTTACGAACATTGAGATAATCTTTTATAACTCTCATTGTCTCGTCGTTAATGTAGCAATATCTAAACTTATTACCTTTACCCACAACCTTAATTACACCCTCAGCATTGATGTCGGATAACTTGATGTTCAACAACTCACCAATACGCATACCAGTATGAAATAATATCATAAGCATAGCTTTTTCTCTTGGGGTTCTTGCTTGACGAACGATTGCGTTGACTTGTTCTGCACTAAGCGGAAGCTTTTTTGCATTGTTCACCTTTGGGGTTTTTTGCTTTTTAATCTTCATGTAAGTTTCACTATCAATATCTCCTAAATCGAACAGGAATCCAATAAACCCACGAACAGCCATGATTTTTTGATATTGTGTCGCACCAGTCTCGCTTGCGATAGTTGCTACCCATGTTAAGTAGGACTCAAGTGTGATAGTGTCACATGTGTTAAGATAGGACTCGATGTTGCGTCTGTATGCTTTCTTTGTGTTTTCAGATTGTAATGTATTGATGTATAAATTTAATTTTCTTTCCATTGTTTTGTCCTCCGATCCTTTGATATATCTATATTAACACAAAGAAATGATAATGTCAAGGGGTTATTTGAAAAAATTAAATACATCCACCGCAGCTACAGGTGCGAAAATCTTGGGCTTGAAATGCCTTGAATAATGCTATCTTTTCATCGTAACAATCAGCAATTTTGTTTATCCAATAATCGTTCTCTTTAATCCAATCATCGCATTCGAGCCCATCTTCGTAATCCTCGAACACTTCTACCCAATTTTCAAAATGCCACGATTGATATGTTCCTGCCGTATACATAGGATAATCTCGTAAATCTTTTGGAATCAAATTGCTCTTGTCTTTTCCGTCAACATAAAGTTTCCATACACCGAAACATAAAGTTGGATAACTGCCCGTCCACTCTGCCTTAAAATTCTTCATTTAATATCCTCCCATGGTTTTGATTGTTTGAATTGTTTGAGGTCTTGTTTAATGCACTCAATAAATTCTTCGTATTCTCGAACATCTTGTTCTAGTTGAATTCTATAAGCTTGTTCTCGTGCATTTTGTCTCGCTTTTCTATCTTTAGATGCTTTCCATATAGAATAACGCACAAAATCAATTAGGTTAAATCTAAAACAATATTCATTATATTCTGGATATATAGGACACATAAAATCAGAATAGTAATTATCATCTGTAATTTTATATCTATATATTACAAATTCTTCTTTTAGCTTCCACTTATTTGGATTCACCTGATAAAACGCCAAGAATGAACGAAATTTGATTATATTGTTAGCTTCTCGTTTGCTTTCGCTGTATGGAACTCCAATAAAAAGTCCGTATGGTATCCCTATAATTACACATAGTATAAACAAAAAGAAAATATCATCACTATTCATACTTTACATCCTACCTTTCCACATTACATAAACACTCATCCAACAGAAAATTGCACTAACTACATATAACATTACTTGATTTGTGATTCCATTTTCTAGCAACATAAATGTAACACATATAGTTACAAACATACTCAACATAGCAACTACAATTGTAATCCATATTGTAAAAAAAATATATTGTTTTACTTTATGAATAATAAATGCAGAAATTAAACTGATAATTAAGCCAATTAAAACTAACATGATTCTTCTCCTAATGTATCTACAATTTCAAGCCCAACTGGAAGCCAGTATGTTCTATCAAGCAACTTCTCGCCATTCGTATATGAATAAATCTCATAGTCGTATCGCTTAAATAATGCAATCAACTCCCCATTTAACATAACGGATTCGTAAATTCCGTCTTGGTATTTATGGGTTCGGTCGGTGTAGAAATTGTCATAATCAGATTTATCATCTTGACTTAATACCTCGCCATAGTGTTGAATATCCCACCAAAGCTGTTTAATCTTATCGTTCATATTGTAACCTCCATTTGTTTTTTAATTCTTCTAACTCAATCGGTTTATATTCTGTCCTCTCTATACTAACACAAACACCACTCTTTGTCAAGTCTAAATATCGTGGGTCATTATGAACATGACCGTAAATGTTAAAGAATGGACAATTTTCATTTAGAAATTCAAGTGGTGCATGAGATAGAATAATAAAGTTTTCAATGAGTATTGGATAAGGTGATACAAACTCAAATCCTGCCTCACGATACCACTCTTGGCTATACCTGTCGTGATTACCCAAAATGAGCCTTTTTCGACCTCTAAGCGATTTTATTATGGATTTGGTATAATCCCTCGATGCAAGAGAAAAATCGCCTAAAACCCAAATTATATCGTCATTTGAGACTGTTTTGTTCCAGTTGTCGATAAGGGCTTTATCCATCTCGGCAACCGATTCAAATGGTCGATTGCAATATCGAATTATGTTTTTATGACCGAAGTGTGGGTCAGCTATTACAAATGTTTTCATTATTTTTTAACCTCTTTTAATTTTGGTAAATACTCATCCCAATATCTTATGATAACATCTCCGCAAACATCAAAGAACATGCAATTACCACAATGTCCTTCCATGCTATGACAATATTTCATCATTGTTCGAGCAGCTTTTAGCAATTCAACTTTATTCAAAACATCCTTATTATTCATTTTTTATTTCTTTTCTCCTTCTTTTGTCATCCTTTCTTCGATGGTTTTTATATGATAACCCCAATAACAGGGCATTATTGAAATTTCATCACATATATTTTCTATTTTGCAATTCTTACATTCTTTTGATGTACAATATTCACTTATTGTTTTAATTGCATCTAAAATGTCTTTATTATTCATTTCTTATTCCCCTTTGCTTTTGTTCTTTTTATACTTTCCCTGTTCAATTCTCTTAATTCTTTTTTCAATAGTCTTTACCCAATGACAGGGAATCCCAATCTCATCATAAGTGCATTCACATATATCTTTTATAATGCAATGGTCACAATTTGCCGAATCGCAATATGTACTTATTAGATTAAATAATGATAAAACGTGTTTATTATCCATTTTTATTTCCTCCTTGACTAATTTATCGGCTAATGCGTTTTCCTCGCTTAGAGAGTCGTTTTCCTATGTTTTCGTGGCTTATTTACCACTAATGGTGTCGCTCACAATATCTTTGATTGTATTATCATTTGTGATTTTGGAAATTAACCTCAAGGTTTCTTTGTATTCAGAGTTTTTTTCGTCTAATGATTTTGTTGTTTGAATCAACAATGGAATCAAAACGTTGATGGCGTCTACAGTATAATTATTGGATACCAGCCATGCGATTGCATAATCAAAATTCCATTTTGAATTTTCATTTTCGATTTTTAAATTCGATTTTGAATCTTGATTTCCATTTTCGATTTTCGTTTTTGATTCTAATTTTTGATTTTGATTTTCATTGTTGAATTTCATTTCCGTCTCTCCATTTCCATTCTAAATTTGCAATTTCTTTTGCCAGTCGGCTTACCTCTTCATAGTCTTGCCGATCATAAGCATCTTCATATGTGTCATACAAACCACCACAGCAGCAATTCACACTTTCACAGAATGGACAATATTCGCAGTGTGAAATATTGATATAATCGCATTCCCCAAGCATTCCACTATAAAGACAAGCAAAACATTCTGAGTGTAATGATAGTAGTGTCACATGTCCCGTATGTTTTTTTCCAAGCATTCTTGAGCACAAAAAGTCTAATTTTGTTCGATCTGGGTGCTCTGCAATCCATTCCCACATTTCCTTGTGCCAATCTGAAATAAGTTTGCGTCTAATTGAAACTTTTCCATCAAGCGACACTTTAATGTCTGTGCCATATTCTGCTTTTGCCCACTTTGCGTATTTGCGTAGCTTTTGCATGTTTGTTAATTCTTTCATTTGTAGATCCTCCTTTCGTTTATATCGATATGTATTATACTATTTATCAACATGTATGTCAATATATATGATTTGATTTACAATTGTTACCATCATGTATAATGTTTTATATTATTCAATAATATAATATTACATAAGATCAACGAACCCTATATTACCTGTGGGGAAATTTTTGCTTCGTTAATGGGAAATTCCCCGCCTTTCCCCTCTCCTTGGGAAATTTTGACAAAACACCCAAAATCTCCCAATTTTACCATTTTTACCAAGAATGGCAAACATTACCTGTAAATCCTTTCCAGTAATTTCATACCAAAAAAGGCGGGAGTTTCTGTCACTTTTTTCCTGCTAAAATTTTACTTGTAATTTTTTGCATGGTGAGTGTTTGCGCCAAATCTTTCCATTTTTTGGCATTCCAGAAACTGCCGCCCATTTGCTGCAAGTCGCATATTATTTAATTCTATACTAATTATACCAGAACGCAGCGCAAAAATCAAGTATTTTTTTAATACAATACAAAAAAATATAAGCCGGATCCGACCGGCTTATTCATATTACCTTTTTGGTGCAATCTCGATTTTTACAGATACTGTAAATTTCTTGTAAAATCCAAGGTTTACCAAATCTGTAAGCAATTCTATAATTGCCACTAACTGGTATTTGTCCATTTTTTACCTCCTTTGTGTTTCTATAACTATAATACCATAACTTGGCGCGCTTGTCAAGAAAAAACTAAAAAGAAAATAAAAAACTTTTTTGTAAAATATTTTTATAATTGTAAGTATGTACCATCTGACCATGCGCAAACTGCAATATGCTTATTTCCATGATATGGGAGCCCTATTTGGCGTTTTAAGCGACTTTTTTTGATCCGTCAAGTGATTATACCTTGCGACTATGCAATTTTATAAGTTTTCAGAAAAATATAAACATTGAAATTTCAATGTTTTAGTGTATAAGTATACAAGGATATTTGTATATTATGCAAAGAATAAGCAAAAAAAGAAAAATTTCGTATTGATAAAAACTGTATTAAAAAAAATACAAGAAAAATCAATATAAATTTTAAAAAATATGTTGACAGAAGCGTAAATCTATGATATTATAATAGTACAAAAAGAAAAGGAAAACCTAAAGGGAGGACAAAAAAATGAAAAAAGTTGAATTTACAAGCGCGGCAGAATTTATCAGAACGGGCAAGCGTTATACCGTTCTAACCGACGAAGAAGCGGCGGAAACTTGCTATTTCGGCATGGGTCATGCAGAGTGTAGCACATGCAGACCGGACGCGTGCCCATGGTATGCGGAAATTGAGGAGGAGGCGCAAGCATGAAGAAAGAATATTTCACCATAAACGGGCGCAAATATCGCGCCCCATGGATTATTGCCAAGTTAGCGCCGTTCTGCATTGTAGCGGTGCAAATGGGGCTTATGATAGCGTCTGTAGTTGCAATGTTTATTATTGCATATGGTTTACAGTAAATGGAGGTAAAAAATGACAAAAAATATTGTAGAATTACAAAAAACAACGGCGTTAAAAATTAAAGAAATTCAAAATTTTACTGATGAAAAAATAGTAAAATGGGATCAAGAAACGCAAACTGCTGAAATGGCAGACGGCACGGAATGGCTAGTGTTAACAGATGAAGAAGCAGACGAAGAAACCGCAGAAGAAATCAAAGAAATGCTTTGGGCATTTCGTCCAAATTTTATTATTGAACATATGGAACAAGAAGAGATTCTTTCCATGACTCTTAAAACTCGGCTTGCAAAATCTATCGAACAAATGCAAATAAACTTATACGAAGATGCAAAACCTATTATTTACGCGCTAGTAGGTGGGGAAGATGGCATCGACAATTTCATATCAGATGCCATCGATGAAGACGGAAGGGGACATTTTCTGGCATATTATGACGGCGAAGAAAAAAAGACAGAAAACTTTTTTGTTTATCGTTTAAACTAACTGAAAACAATAAAACAATAATAGGAGAAATAGAAATGAAAAGTAAAAAAAAATATTGCGAAAATAGGCAAAGTATTGCATATTATAGTGGCATTGGCGGGTTAGAAATAAAAGGCATTGAATACGGAGTAAACGATTTTGTTTATTGCGTTTCCGGCTGTTGGGGTGGTAGTTGGTGCAATGGAAAAAACACAAAGCGTTTTCACCGTTGCAAAATTTATTATCCAGCAAACGGAAAAGACAGTGCATTTTTTATGGTGTACGGATACAAAATCCCACTTGACGAATGTATCAAAATGTAAAATGTTTCAACTTAGAAAAAATAGGAAGGAGTAAAAAATGGCAAAAACATACATAATAAACAAGGAGTTATTAGAAGCAATTGAAGCGCTGGAAATCGCGGAATTGCTGAATGATGGAAATAAATTACAGTTAGAATACAATGACAAGACCGGCGAGCTGAAAGTACTTCGCTGCTATGTGAAAAAAGTAAATTGTCAGAAGATGGGAGTGGAGGGTTAAGATGGTAACTATTACAAAAAAAAATCAATTTATATGAGTATAACGAGCTGGAAGAAAAAGCAAAAGAACGGGCAAAAGAAAATTATTTGGAGACAAAATGTGAGATTGACAACGACATCTTTTTAGAGAACGCCATGGAAATTGTAGGAAATTATTTTCAATTCACTGATGGGCTGGAAATTCAATACAGTTTGTCATTGTGTCAAGGTGATGGCGTAAATATTTATGGGAAATTTGATTTGCGAAATGTCGAAGGGTTCGAATGGTTAAAATCAGAAGTTGACAGTTTCGAGCTGGCAGAAAATAGGCGCTACTATTATAGCTTAAAGTCTCAGACGGAAGCCGAAACGGTTAACGAAATTATAACAGAGTTTGAGTATGTTTCCGGGAACGAAATTGCCGACTGGCAAGTAATGGAAATTAGAAAAATGGTAGAAACTGTATTTGAAAAGCTCGAGAAGGCAGAAAAAGAAATAGAAGAATATGGGTATAGATTTTTCTATGAAGTGAGCGACGAAGAAATGCAAGAAGATGCAGACGCAAAAGGGGCTTTATATCTGGAGGACGGAACGGAATATTTTGATTAGGTTGTTTGTTCAAGTTGGACAGACAAGTTAAAAGAGGCTGCGAAAGTGGCTTCTTTTTTTGTGAAAAAAGTTTGAGAAAGTTTGAAAAAGGGGGTTGACAACATATTGAAAATATATTATAATGAGTGTAACGAAAATAAAGAAAAGCCCGTAAAGGGAACAAGGAGGAAGAAAATGGAAAACATGAGAAAAGCAGAATTTGAATATGCAGAGAATAAAGAAGGAAAAGTGAAAATCTATTTTACACTAAATGAAGAAGAACATGCTTTAGATATTGATTTGTTTATGTTGTTAAATGATCTGAATATATCGGATATCAAATAGGGGCGAAAGCCTCTATTTTTTTTATGCTTTTTTGTAGGTGTGCAAGTGGTGTATGTAGTATTGAATACTAGATTATATAGTTGTGAAAGTGTTAGTGTGTAGTTATGTATGTGGGGCTCCTGCATAAACGTTGCCGTTAATGCGTGTATCCTATTTTTTGTACAGTCTGCAAACGTTGAAATTTACAGTACTGGCGAGTTTTTACAGTAAAAATATTCTAGTTTTTTGTCTATTTTTTTCATGTGCCAGACATAAAATCATATATAATGCATATTATATATGATATGAGTTCCCAAGTCTTTCCAGCAGGGGGGTGGTTTCCAAAAATGGAAAATGTAACCTTTTCATATTGTGGTGTAGCACCCCCACTCCACTCACCAAACTACCAATCTCAAACTCCTCAACCCAACCATCCCTCTAAATTCCAACCACCCACCCCCGTCCATCCGCTCCCATTTTACCCCAAATCCAACCACTTTCCACCCAAACCACAGCATTTTCTATTACCATTCCAGCAATTTCCAGCACCACCACACAACTTATAATCTCGATTATCGAGAATAGTACCTAGCACCAACTGTACTACTTAACTAATACAATTATACAATTCCGCTATTCACCACCACAAAAAATATTGTTTTCAATTTTTTACTTGACTATTGTGTGTACTAGTAAAACTTTGTTGTGATCACAATATCAATTCATTGTGCATTCTGAATTATTAAATTAAATATTAAGTAATCAAGCCGATAGGCGCAGATAGTGAACGCAGTGAACGGTACTTAATATTTAATTTAATAAAAGCAAGACTCATAAGCGAATGCGTTGAGTCGCAGCTAATGGGCGAAAGCCCCAATGGCTAATAAAAGTAAATGTAACGAACACTACATCAAGAAATCAATTAGTCAATAAGCAATTGGCATAGAACGAGCAAGGCAATGAGTGAAAATGCTGCGTAGCAGGATTAAACGAATAACGAGCGAAGTGAGTACGTAGTGCTGGTCAAGGTGCAATGAACGTAGTGAATGAAAACCCTTGTCGCGCGGTTAAACGCCGAGCGAAACTTTATTCAGTACAATTTGGGGTGAATAGTCAAATTTTGACTAAAAAACACCAAATAACACTTTAGAATAAAGCTTTGGCGTTTTTTAGTCAAAAGTCAAAAACTTTAGCTTAATAAAGTGAATAAATGTAAAATCTCAATTGACATTTTGAAAAGAGTCTTATATAATAAACAATGGACAGAAAGAACATTATAGAGAGGAGGTGTCATATGTGCAAAGTTAGGAAGGATTATTTGGCGGGCATTGATTTAGAAAAACTTACACAGATTGCCAATAGTAAAATGAGCGTGTCATATGCTTATTTATGTAAAGATATCAACATTATGTCTTTAACAGGCGATAGTAAAAAAAGACAACTCATGATGCTTGAGCAAATTTGTAACTTTGAAAAGAATGGTCGTATATTTGTTTTTGATGGCATGAAGAATCAAGATGAAGTTAAACAGACTAAAGCAAAAAATATAAATTTCACATATGCAGAATTAGTTGAAAATTTATTGATTCATTATATTGCATCGCAAAATCAACAAACAGTATTTTTAACAACACAACAATTATTTGAAATTACAGGGGCTGCAAATAAGAATTATAGTTTTGCCAGATATGGAATAAAAAACCCCCTCAAGTATAAAGCTATCATAAGTATGCATAAAAAAGAATTTACATATTATGAATTAAGATATATGGTTTTTTCTTTATATATGAATATTTTAAGGGAGATTATAGTCAAATCTATACCAGACATCAATAAACGCAATAATATTATAATAGAGAGAGGTTATATCGGTGTTGTTAAAATTGATACGAAACAAAAAATATTTACAAATATTCAGATAGATAGTAAAGACGGACAATTATTGCAAAGCATATCAACAAATTGTTTAAAAAATATAGGAGTCAAAAATGTTAGTGACCTTTTTTTATTTTCGGGCGGAATAAAACGTTATTATCAAGAAAGAGTTAAACAATGTCGAACACAAACGCAATATGCCAATTTTTATGATTGTTATGTAATAACTTTAAATCCACAAGCGATTGAGCAATATGATAATACAATACTTTTACATCGAATGAATGAAAAGATAAAAAAACGCATATATAATAATCCAAATTTTTTGAGCGATATTTCTGTTCGAGGATTAACTAATTTAACTAATGCGTTAGTTGATATAAATACAGACTACAATTTTCAGAATGATTACATAAAGTACAAGGAGGAAAATGCAATTGGATAAAAATCAATTTAATGAAAATTTTGCTTTAATCTTAAAAAATAGTGAAAAGAAAGTATTTGATAGTAATGAGCTTATATACGAACTTGGAATTGTTAATAAAAACTTCGTTGATTTAAACAACAATCAAAAGGGTGCATATAATTATCTTGAATTTTTATCTAAACATCAAGATATTTCAGAGCGGTCAATTTTGTCTTTTATCAAAATCGTGAACGATGTTATAACGCGACCTCTTTTAAACATATTTTTGTCTCAATGTGAATCATATGGCATAACTGTCAATAACGGCTATCGTCTTGTATATATTCGCAATGAGAGTTATAAGGATGTGTTTGAAGGAGACAAGGAGTATAGTTTAATAAAATTGATTATGGACGCAATTTGTCATCGTTATCATGTGAAAAGTATGAAGTCCGTGAAATATGATTTAGATATTTGGAACATTACTGCTTTTTATGGAGACATACAATTAAATATACGAAAACAAACGGGTTGCAGCTACTATAAGACAAATTATAAATTTGACACAAATGATTCTTATCATAATTTATTAAGTGTAAATCAGTCAAAACAAGACATAAATAAAAATATCTATGAAGTTATATCATCTATCAACATGTCTGGCAGAGTCAAAAAAGATAAAATTAAAACATTGATGAATTGTTTAATTAACATCAACACAAATTATGATTTATCTCAATTATACAAGGAGGAAATAAAATGACACATTACGAAAATTACTGCAAACATTTACCTACTCTTAGCGGTCAACATCGTATTATGGCTACCGACAACCCAATCAATGGACAAAATTCAGTATATGTTGTAACTGAACAAAATGGATTACCAGTCGCACAAATTACATTTCGTATACAATCACATGATAAAGATGGGATTTTGCAATATGAGAATTATGAGAGTGGCGTAACCGATCTTGATTTACTTGAGATTTTACGCCATAGACTTAATTCCATTCCGCGCGAATACCTTCGCAATGATGATAATCTAGATGATGTAAGGCGGTGCATCAATAACACTTTATATTTTTTGAGGCAGTCTGTTACAATGAACCAAGAACGAGAGGAGTCAAAATGATGGAGAAATATTTATATTTTACAAAAGCGCGAATTGTTATTATATTACTAACTATAATTTCTTTAGTCGGGCTTCCTATAAGGCTAAAAGAGGCGGTAACATGGCAAGAGGCTTTGCTTAATTTATCTATTATGTTATCCCTTGCATTTATACTTGGTGGTCTTGAAGCTGAATGGATTACACATCCACCAAAAGGTTTATATGATGATGTGGTTGAATATAAAGGCGATTCATTTAGCCTAAATGGAGCGCTTGGAGAAAAGGCTTATGATAAAGATGAAAACGAGCTTGGTATTTGTACAGGGGTTTATTTTACAGAAAACGCAATTAGACTTATGGTTGGTGAACACCTTTACGATTTAAGCGAGGTTTATTTTGAAGAGGAGGAAGAATGACGAATAATAAGTTAATTTTAAGTATGCTATCAGACATTCAATCAATGCTTGAGTCTGATACAACCGGAAGTCAATATATCAAGTCTGCACTTGAGTATGTTGAATTAGCTAAAACTATTATGCAAGTACATGAGCGAAAGGAGAACCAATGTCGGGCTATTTACGAAGATATGTAGGAACTTATGAAGTAAGAGCAGATTATGATGAGGATACAAATGATTTTCCTAGACTAATTGATGGTACTCTTGATCCTAGTTTTGATGATTATTATATTAAGTGTCAAAATGGTATTAAAATTCGCCACGCGACAGGTTCAATGTTGAGTTGCTATATTCCACAAATGAAGCGGGGGACGAACATTCTTAAAAATGTTCAAGATATCGTTTTCGATAGCGATATACTTGATGGCGAAGTATATTTTACTTTTCCGGCTAATGAAGTAAATAGAGTGGCAAAGCTGTGTAAAGTTTGTACAAAAGGAAAGAACATTCAGCCACTTTCACCTAAGACATTACCAAAACACAAAGGTGTTGTTCCAAAAGAAGAAATGCAACGATATAAAAAGATATGTGATGAGTTTAACGGCGAACGTATTCAGTTAGCGCATATGATTCTTAATGCGAATAAAGAATTTGCAAAAAGATTGTCTGAAAACTATAAACAAGACATGAAGATGCTAAAGTTAGATTTTCGTAGTTACTTATGGCATACTAAGAAATGGGACGAATATATTGAGTTCCTAATAAAATATATTAGTGGTTCAAATGCATAGAAAAACGAGGTTAAAAGCCTCGTTTTTTGATTTTTATATAGTTGTAGAGCAATTTATCGAAAGTAAAAATAAAATCGCTTAAAAATTTTTTAACGTAGTTTATCGTATAATATGAACTGTTTGCTATTATATACAAAAGCAAGTTTTTTATTCACGTTTATAAACAACTACTTATCATAAGCAAAATTATAAATTGCGTTTAACTTTTCATCGTCCTCATAAATATCCTCATTCATTTCAACATCAATTTCAAATTCATCAAGCAGGATTTTCTGTAATTCATCTAAATCAATATGAAAAAATTCTTTATGAACATTTTCTTTATTAACTCTACAATATGCCAACCGTCTATGTAGTGCAGCTTCTAATCCAAAGCAGTCTTCTGCATAGATGAAGGCATGCACCTTAAACTTAAAGGCGTGGCTCGCGTCTGATAATTCGTTTATGCGCACCAATGGGTTGACTCTTCTGGTCGTTCCTAGCTTATAATAACCCGGTAACATATCATCATTACTGATAATGTAAACCCACCCAGCTTTTCTATCTCTGAGTAGGTGTCGTGTTTTTTCTATTTCTTGTTGTAGCCGTTCTGTTTCTTCGATGTCACCACAAAATATACTATCTTTGAGTTTTACCTCAATCTCTCGTAATCTGTCAAACCACTCTTGATCGGATTTTCGTTGTTCTGCAATTTTTCGAGCCTGTTCCTGCTTTCTCCACTTTTCTTCGGATTGGAAAATAATATAATCATTTTCTAGTTTAGCCTGTTCAATTTTTAAATAAAATAATCTTTGTGTCTTGATGGTAAACTTTTGCTCATTACATACGTTGATAAAATTATTGGCGTAATCTTTCAACTTTAGTTTTACGCTTTGTAGATTATAGCCGTTTAGTTTTTTAATCAATTCTGAACATTGAAAATTGAAATGTTGGATCAAGATAGACTGTATGCGCCCAGTTGTTAAAAATAGATTCTTAGGATTGGAATAATGTTTTTGCTCTCGCAAATTTTCCTTTATCGCTGTTCCAAAATCTGATTTTGTATTTAGGGCGTGTTTTGGTGCATAAATACCAACTTCGGCAAGTTCATAACGCTCTAGTTTATGTTTTAATTCTTTTATTTCTTCTTGTAATTCAAATTCACGCATCTTAATTCCTCCTATCGTGATTTTACCATATATCCAACATAATGTCAACCGAATTTTGTGATTGTATTGACATTTTTTGGTGTGCATCGTATAATATATTACAGAAAGGAGGGTTATAATGCAGTTAGAGGATAAAGATTATTATTGGTTTGAGATGAGCCACTATGTTTATCCTGTTTTATCACAGAAAGAAAGATTAGAATTGGAATATAGAGAATATGAATATGAGTTTTTAAATAGATATTATGATGAGAATAAATGTGTAAAGTTTGTATATGGAGAGGGGTGATAAGATGGGCTATAAATATGGCGTTAGAATAAAGAATTTTTCCGCCGGACAATTATATGAGTATGGCTTAGGAGTGCGAGATTATTTGCCATATACTAATGCAATGTTGACTAATAGTTTATTCCTTGATTTTTTACTTGATAATGGACTAAAAGTATCAAAAAACGGTCATACTAGAGATGTTATTTGTATAAATTTTGATATGGGGTCAAAAAGTTACGAAGAGACACGAAAAAATATAGAACGCAAAATAAGTGAAAGTGCTGAAGAAGAACGCGAACGATTAAATTGTTTTCTTGAAAAAATTATTGCAAATTCAGAACTTTATGTAAAAAAAAGGAAAGAAGATATTCGTATTGAATATTATGAGAACGGCGTAAATATCAGGTATGTAGCTAGAGATAAAAGTGGTAACATAAAAAAAGAAGAAGTGGTGCATTACAAAATGCTTTATCGCTCAGCAGGCAAAGCCAAACAAGGGTCTGTGATGTTTATTTGTAGCAGGCTTTATAAAATTGCTCATGATTTTATCTACATGGGAATCAAACTACCAAAAAACAATGCACCAATAGTAGAGGCGAGTGCATATGTGTCACTTATCGCAAGCACAATAGTTGGTCGTGTTAGGATTGAGCCAGAAAATATTTTGATCTTAAAAGATGTGGATAGTTTTTTTCGTAGAGAAGTAGTTAGCATTGATATTGATAAAGATAAGCATTGCAAATCCACACGAATACGAGATTATGAGTTAAAAAATACACTGTTCGATGGGCAGGCACTTATTGACGATTCTATTTTTCCAAGTTGGGGTGATGGATATGTTTTATTAAGACATCATATGACAAAGTGTGCTGCTTTTCACACTAATATACAGCAATTTTTCAAGGATTGGTTCGGTGATAAATACGAAAGTGCAAAAGTTGTTGATATGTGGGGGAATGAACATTATGCCAAAGATATCAAAATGATAACTACTGATAATGCCATGAAGTGGATTAAGTTCAACGTTTCTTGCGAATACTGGTGCGAAAAAGTTCACGAGAACGGATGCCAGTTTGGAATAGTTAAAACAGCACACAAGAGTAAGTACGGTGATGTTCAAAGAATGTCATATCAAATGATAAACACCCTTGATGTTGAAATTATGGATGGTGTATTAGCAAAGAGCAAGATGTACGTTGAACAACTAAAGAGCGATAATACAATATTCCTTGACTATCTTAGGGACAATCAAAACTTTTCTAATGATTATGAAGTTTTGGTTGCTTTGTGCGAGCAGGATTCAGAATTTGTTCGTAGCGAATATTTTAGGAGTAGAAAGAAAAAAATAATTGATGGCTATGTAAAAAATCTAAAATTTGGCAAGGTGTTGCAAGAGGGCGATAATTTAGTAATGGTTGGCTCTCCTTATGCTATGTTATTACATAGTGTGGGGGAAGATGTAGAAAAAGACAAAACATTTAATACAGAGCAGGATTGTATTCAATGCTATACAAAGAGGTTTGGATCAGATGAATATTTAGCAGGATTTAGAAGTCCACACAATAGCAAGTCGAATATCTTGGCATTACATAATGTGGGAAGCGAGGTGCTGGATAGATATTTTCATATTGGTGAGCAGTGTGTTGCTGTAAATTGTCAACATACAGATATTAGTGACAGAACAAATGGGTAAACAAGTCATGCCCCCTTTAGTGGAAACACTAATTGAACAATGCGGTGAATTGCGGAGAGGCTAAGTAATAAATTAAATTCTAAAGAAAGGAGGAGAATATGGAAGATAAGATTTTTATTGATGGAGAAGAATATAGATATGTAGAGCTTAGACATAGAGGTAAATATATAGGTAAAGATGGAAAAGCAGTGAATCCATATCATAAAAAACAAAAGTGTACTATTCATTATAATTCAGATGGGTATCCATGTTTTGGAGGCGGGGGTTCCAGTTCATTTATATGTTGCATATGCTTGGGTAGATGGATATTTTGATGGTGCAGAAGTGAACCATAAAGATTTTGATAGAGATAATTACAAAGCGGAAAATTTAGAATGGATTACCCACAAAGAGAATATTGCATATACTGTGAAATATAATTATGAACGAGTATGTCGAAGCAAAACAGGAGTTAATAATGGTAGGGCTAATTTTACTGATGATGAAGTTTTATTGATTAGAAAAATGTATAATGATGGAAGTAGTATTGCTGATATTGTTAGATATTTTTATCCAGAATTAAAAACACAAAAACAATACAAGAATATTCATAGTACGTTTGCTAATATTGTGCATCGTAAAACTTGGAAACATATTTAATTTATTATAAGCTAATCCGCAGCCAATCTTGGGAAAGCCGTTAAAGTACCAAGCAGGTTCAACGACTAGACGAATGAGTAGGCAATCAATAAATTCGTCCACGAGTTCCGCATACCTAAGTCAAAAGATATGGTAATGAGATAGTCTGAACTTATAGGAAACTATAAGAAGTAAGGGATAAAGAGCCTTTACGATAACAAATGGTGATTTTGACTCTGATATGATTTTCACAACTAATCAACAAAATATCGCCGAATATGCCAAATATTGTTACATAAATCATCCAACCATTGTAAACAACATTCCAAAAGAAAAAAATCATTACGACTTATCTATGTACAATCATGCAGTTATAGACAACAACCTTGCCAAAGCACAAATGGCAATAGGCGAATCTAGTAATCTTGCGCAGCTTGCGTTGACTTATGGATATAGTTTTACAGACAAAGAGTATGATGATTATGTGTGCGCTCTTAGTGTTATAGCTCAGGCTGCCATCGACAATGCAAAGCGCACTTACGATATCGACCTAAACTCAGAAATACGGCGCATAAAACAAGAACTAGATGTAAAAAATAATGGTTATCCGCGCTTTTGGCTTTATGTCAATTATACTATCCCAAAAGAAAAAATAAATAACACACTACAATGTCCAATGAATGTGTTATTCGATTATAAGCCACCAAAAATTCGTTCAACAGAATCGACTTTGCCAATGTGTTATTTTTATAACTACTATCCACTTAAAGATGATAGGCGCAAGTCTAAGAAGGTAGAATCTTTTATTGAGGATTTTGGTATTCGTTTATATCAGAACGCTATTGATGAAATAGAAGATGAATTTATATTACGAGAAGATTTTGATAAGATGATAGATGCCATTAAACAAGTTTATATATCAAAAGATTATCTTGGTTTGTTTAGCTGGCTGATTGATAGAGCATTTCATATTCGAGTTAGCGCAGATGGAAAGATTAAAAAAACAAGAACTAAAACAGAGAAAAATAAAGCGCTTCTGCTCAAGACTTTGTATACAGTAAATCAATCGAATTTACTCAAAATTTTCCAAAAAATCACATAAAATGTGTACATTTTTACAATTTCCATGTTCTGACAATATTGAAATTTCAACGTTTCTTTAACATTTTGTTAAGTTCCTATGTGATAGAAACGTTCAGAAATGGCATTTTTGCAAAAGTAGAACGAGCGTTATTTGTGCCAATACGCTATAAAAATATGGCAATTGCAATTTATAATTTTTCGTGTCTTGCGCTTCTGCCATAGGGGCGCAAGATGTTGAAAGGAAGGCTACCGCAATCCCATTGGCTTTAGACAATGGGTAGTTCACAGGAAGAAAGGATTAAATGATATGGGAGATACAGCACCAAGATTGAATAAACCAGAAATCATAAGGCTTGTCTCTGAATTGTCTGGTGTTCCGAAAACAAAATGTATGGATGTTATCAATGCGTATTTGAATGTTGTTCGAGATAGTTTAACGGCAGGACAAGAAGTTTATCTTGATCGCATTGGTATTTTAACACTGAAGTATCGGAAATTTAAAAAAGGCAGATTGATGCCAAATGTGAATTATCGTGGCGAGCTTGTTATGACACAAGATATTCAAGAACACAATATTCCATTTTTTAAGGTATCAAAACAACTCAAAGAAGAAATTAGAGAATCGTCATGGGGGAACCCGTTATGGAAGCCAGATAGTGTAGAGGAGGACGAGTGATGAAAGATACATATAGTCGAGTAACGACAACTAAAGTAATTGGATATTTAACCAAAAATGATGAAGATAAATATATTGTCGAAGTCTACGATAAAAAAGATGAACCGCCAACTGTTGTTTTGGTTGATGAACTGTTAGAGGAAATGGAAGGCATGCAGGTTTCGTTGATTTCCGAACAGGTGAACTAATGAAAGATTATCAAACAGAACTTGATATTTTAGTTGATAAGGTAGAAGAAGTAACAGATAAAAATTGGGTAGAGGTTGTTGATGAACTTGGACTAGAAGTTCATCCAGATTCTTTGCGAAAATCTTTTACTGGTGGGAGATATTGTGGATATCAAGTATATAAATATTTTCAAGAAAAGCTCGAAAGTGGATACACCGAAGAAGAGTCTGCAAGACTAGAAAATTTACGAAGGGAACTTTACAAAGAAAAGTGTAGAGTTCAAGATCAAAGGCGTGAATATTCCAAGTTATTAAGGGAATCAGCAAGGTATGAACACCTTGTTGATAGAATGGAACAGGCAATTGAAAAGATTGAGCCGTTAGCGTTAAAAACAACACATAATTCAAATCCAACAAGCGTTGAGGCTGTTTTGATTTTGTCAGATTTCCATTACGGACTTGAGATCGATAATGTTCTTAATGAATATAATGTCGATATTGCCAAGGAACGTCTTGAGGCGTTACTAAAGAAAACTATTTATTATTGTCAGATTCATAGAGTGCAAAAATTGCATCTTGGACTAGCAGGCGATTTAATATGTGGTGCAATTCACTTGCAAAGTAGGGTTGCAGCAGAAGAAGATTTAATTAGTCAAGTTATCAATGTTAGTGAATTGCTTGCTAATTTTATCAATCAACTTAAAGGGTATATCCCAGATGTTAAAGTTCATGGAGTTATTGGCAACCATTCAAGAATAAATGCTGATAAGAAGTCAAATATGCCAGCCGAGAATTTTGAACGATTGATATTTAAGTATATTGAACTTCGTGTTCCGAGTGTTAAAGTTTGTACTAATGGATTAGAAGATTGGATTACATTTAATGTAAAAGATCAAATGGCATTTTTGACACATGGAGATAAAGATTCGTTGACTAACATTAGGATCCATGCTGTTAATCTATTAGGAAAAGTTCCTGATAGGATATACTTTGGTCATATTCATCACTTGAACATCAAAGATGATAATGGAACAGAGATTGTTGTAAATGGCTCTATCTGTTCTACGGACGAATATGCCATGGGGCTTAGAGTCCACACAAAACCATATCAAATACTACAAGTGTTTGACAAAGACACTTGTACTTACAAACTAGAACTTTAAAAAATATTTTAGAATTTTTTTTCAAAAACCTATTGACATTTTGATAATGAACCACTATAATGTATAGTGTAAGGAGAACAAAGCAATTATTTTACTAAGTTTAGATATGGCGCACTCAACCTTCTCCGATTATATGTTTTTCATTTCGTTATATCTAATGGTTTTTTGTTCATTTTTTTATACGAGTGCGCCAAATATATTGCGGATTGGAGAAAAAGTTATCTCGCTGTCCTCATAAGTCAGAGAAACGTGGAGCGTTACCACGATCCGCATCCATAAACACGAAATCTTGATTGTTGATTGACGAATAAATGTCGATTAACAATCAAGAGAATAGGTTATTAGACAACTGAATAATGTGCATTATAACTCAGTGTAGACCAAGAGCATGGTGCTGAGAACACAATCATCCTGCGGGAGAGAATAGCTTATCTAAGACGATAGCCTTAGATGGTGGTCAAAGACTTATATTGTGAAATATAAGATGCCGCATATGAACAGAACGGTTCCGGTTGTGTGTGCTCAAGCAGTCCTTATCAAAGACACTGTTCCTGTCGGTTCCATAATAGAAGCTGAGCGTTAAAAGCGTGAGCCGAATCCAGAAACGGCACTACTGTGGCAAGTGGTGTGAAACTCAAGCAGTCTGGAAATGCCAAGAAGGGATTTTGCTGATGATACCGATGAATAAAAGTCGGAGTATAAGATAGGGTCAAGGTGCGAGTAGCTAAAGGCAGTGACATTTAATTTGATGAAATTCAAATTTAAAAGAAAGTAAAATGCTGAATGCTTAGTGAAAGTTACAGGTAGACAAATTCCTGTGTAAGATGTTTGGTGGTGATCCACTTTGGCAAGATGTTATAGGGTAGCTCCCTATGGCACAGCCTTGTCAATTTACTGGTCGAATATGATAATGCCTGCTGTGAGTAGGACGAAAGTCCATAATGCACGTTATTGAGTTGTTTAGTTATTTAAAACACTCAGCGCTATATGCGCTAATAATGTCTATAGGACATAAAAGAAGATAAGATATGTACCCAGTGCATTATGTACACGTTTGTTTGGTTCAGTTCATTACTCTTACTGAATATACTATGTAAAATGTATCGGTGCGCAACGAGGTTCTTCGGACGCTGGGTCAAATATGCCAATATATAATTTCAATTGGGAGAATGCTATGTCCTAAGAAGGCAAGTGATGTAGGTTCGAATCCTACTATTGGTATTACATATAAGGAGATACGGGTTCGAGTCCCGTCTCGTCCGATAGGGCGCGTCGTTTGAATTGGATAAGATACCTTATAATATTTTTGCGAGATTTTCAGCCATTGGAAGATGGAAAGGCGGAAGCATACTCGTGTTTTAGCGATAGATTGGAATTTTAAATGCTTTTTCCGTAGTCTTTCGCATAATACCGCACACCATTTTTAGTGATATAGGTCCTAAAAATGCAATATGCGACTTTACGGTTTTCATTTTCTACGAAAAAAGGTTCCATAAAATCTTTCCCCCCCGATCTGCAACAAAAACTCTTGAAAATCGTTTAGAAGCATGTTATACTACGCTTAGCATGTAGTTTCATAGAGTTCGGGCACGCAGATCACTCTGCCCTATGCCAGTTGTTGGCGCAACCGGCTAACGTATTATCTATGTAAACATCTTGAAAGATGGGATTTTATTTTGTCTTTTTCATTTTCTGATACTGTTTATATTGGCATCGCGCGACACCATAACATAGAACAGAGCTTATCAAGCCTCTTTGTGGCTCAAACCGATAAGACTTTTATGAATTGGGGTATGTGTTTGCGGATGCATACTTGGTGAGTTAGGGAAACTTGACTCACCTGATATGTTCCGATAGTTTAATTGGAAAAACAGTGGTCTCCAAAACCATCGTTCGAGGTTCGAGTCCTTGTCGGAATGCCAATTAGCCCGAAGTACAAGGGATTCGTTTGGAAGGCAGTCCATCATACACAATACGAAAATGCACTTGGGCTTCTCATAAGAACAGCATAAATACAAGTGAAAAAGTTGTACATTACACAGAACAAAAGGAGAGAAAGGATATGAAGGTAAAAAGTTTTGAAAGCATGAGAGAGGTATTAAACCTTAAACCGTTAGATCCAAAAGAAGAAAAGCAATTAACTTGTCGTAAGTGCGGAGCAACATTGCGTAAAACCAATTTTGGTGATAATGTGTATGTATGTGATGGTTTTGCAAAAGATAAAGATGGTAACGTGATTAAAAACAAAGATGGCTCGAACAAGAGTTGCGGATACTTTTATCTTAAATCTTCTTTTAAATAAAAAATTAGATTAGCAAGAAACTATAAGTCCATTTAGATTAGAATGGCATGTTTTGACCTTATCTATTAAATAGCAAATGACTGCTGTGCGGTCAAACTTAACCCTGCTGATGGTCGGTGGGGTTTTTATTAGGAGAAAAACATGAAAAATTACGAAGTAGATGGTACTTTAAGATTTCAGTTACCAATAGATGATACAAATAGCTCTATCTCAACATTAAGCAATAAACAAAAAGATGCCTTGCAATCACTTATAACAGATTATCTTAACAATAAATCAAAATTTATTTATGATGGCAGTTTCCGGAGAGAAAGCTATGCTTATCCGAATTCTGTATCATCGCTCAATGGTTCCACTAATGGATGTATGTATAAAGGTGATTACATTATGAATTGTGGTATTTTTGCACAGATGATTTGGATGGGCAGAAATATTAAAGATTTTAAAGCAACCCCAACAACAGCTATTACAAAGGTGTTTGATTGGGGTTATTATTTTGAGTTTTTAGCCGCGCAAGTTGCATATGGCATTAAAAAGAATGGTAAGACCTATTATAAAGATAATACATATGAAAATGACGCAGGTGGCAGGTCATTCATAACATTTGATAATGCCGCATCTATGGCTCAAGAACTTTATAAATTAGGTTGTGAGATTCCATATAGCCAAGCAGATATTGGTGATTTGGTTTTTTATCGTAGCAATAATGTAAGCGATGGAGATACAGATGGTCTTGAACAATCGTCATTTAGATATATAACTCATGTTGGTATTGTGTATAACAAATCGGAAAGTGGAATTTTGACGATTGCTGAAAGCTCTAGCGCCTATGCCGCATGTCTTGGTAAAAGTGGATTGGGTGATGATGTGACAATATTTGGTAATGTTCGTGGCGCAGGACAAGAACAGAGGGTTGTAATGTGTGCAAGACACCCTATAGCTTTTGGATATGTTGGTAATGTGCCAAATAAATTTACAACATATCGTAGGAAATAATAGAAAGGAAGTGGTTAAATGGCTGCAACTGTAAAAGTTACAAAGTTGACAGAGCATTTTTCAATCGATGAATATACAGTTAATCAGACAGGTCAATGTATTCTTAATGCATCTGCTATTTTACATGCGATTTGTTTAGAAGAGTTCAGAAAATGGGTTGGCAGGTCAATGAAAGTTAATGCGTGGTATAGAACTGTTGCATATAATAAGTCGGTAGGCGGGAATTCTAATTCGTCTCATCTTAGAGGAGTGGCTACAGATTGGGGATTGCCAAATGTTTCAAAAGATGATTTTATAAAATATGCGAAGAAATGGCGCAGTATCTGTAATGCTCATGGTGTTGTCGGCGAAGCGGGACTTTATAAATGGGGAATTCATTTAGGAAGCTCTGTTAAATATTCTAAAAAGTTCTATCATTGGGACAGTAGAAGTGGCAAACAAGTCAATATGCCGTTTAAGGAGTTAAAGTGATGAAAGAGTTGATTAAAAACAAACCTTGGAAAAAATGGAAAACTAGAAAAATATCATTTATTGCAGTTTTGTTATTTTTAATTATATATACAGTTATTACATTGATTTTTATATATTTTAATCGTTCAATTGATAGCACTGTTACTACAGAAGTATTCAAAACAGGACGTTGGGTAATTACTACAGGAACAAGTATTGTTTTAGCTGATTCTATATCAAAAATTATTAAACATAATGATGACGAGATAGAATAACATAGAGGGAAAAGAAGGAGAATAGATATGGTGAACTGGACAGAAGTAATTATTAGTATTTGTACAATTTTAATTACAGGTGTAATTATTCCATTAGCGACAACTAAATGGAAAAATGCAAAGGCAGAAATGGATAAAACAACTCAGGATACAGTTGATTATTGGGTTGAAGTTGGTGTTCGGTGGGCTAAACAGTGGATGCAAAGCGAAACGGGCGAAAAGAAAAAAGAACAGGTTTTGGCTTATGTTACGAACAAGTTGCGTGAATTAAAGATTGATGTATCGGCAGAGGATTTAGACAAGATTATTGAGGCAATCTATGGCAATGTAAAACATGAGCTAGAGAGGAAATAGGATATCGTGTGGGATAGATTACAAATATATCTTTCTGGAATTATCCTTATCGGTGGAGCATTAGCTGCTGTTCTTAAATGGATTAAGCCTGTTACAAAATTAAGAAATGATGTAGGAACAAATACTAATGATATCAATAAGTTAAAAGAGCACGAGGAGGACGATTTAAAAACGCTCGAAAAGATTCAAGAAATGAATCGTGCTCAATGTAGTGCCATGTTATGTATGATAAATCATATGATTGATGGCAATGGGGTTTCTGAAATGAAAAAAACAAGAGAAGAAATCCAACAGTTACTTGTAAGCAAGTAGGACAAAAGGATAAAAGGACGGTGAAGGATATTGGCAACACAAAAGAAAGCGTTCTCATATTGTTTAAATCATGAAAAACAGCTTCCGGTGACAAAATTCTATCCTAGTAAGAATCCTAATCATCATGGCTATATGCCATTTTGCAAAGATTGTTGTACAAAAGTTTATCAAAGACACTATGAGGAGTTCAAAGACCTTGAGTCTGCAATATGGTTCACATGTGCAGATGTAGGAATACCATTTATTAAAAGCGCATATGGAACAGTAAAACGAAAAGTATCAGGTGAACAAGTAAAACGTGAGAATGCGTTTGATGCTTATGTGTCTGCTTTAAAAAATTCAAAGGCGGCAGATGCTGGAACTTGGAAAGAGTTCTCTGATACGGATGCACCGTTTGGTGATATTCGTACTGCGGTAGATCTTGGCGAAGAGCGGCAAGAAGAGATTGAGAAATTGCGTTTGGCATGGGGTGAAGATGCTACAGTCGATGATTTAGGATTCTTAGAGTGGAGATTTCTTACATATACGTCTGGAATAGAAACAACAGAATATCAAGTTAGTAGGTATCGCGATCTTTGTATGTGTGAATTAAGAATTAAAAAGAATATTGACACACAAACTAACATGAAACTCAAAGCGTCTATCGCAAAAGAGCTTGGGATTGATAAGTTTGAGATAGAGAGAGAAAAGACGGAAGTTGAGAAATATATCGAGAATGATATATATATGATGGAAAAATATGAGCCTGCTGAATATTATAAAGATAAGGAATTGTATAAAGATTTCTTAGGCATTCATAAATATTGGATAGATTGGGTGCTTCGTCCTGTTAGAAATTTGGTAGTTGGTTCTAAGGACTATGACGTTGACGTAAATAGTAAGTATGGTGATAAGTGATGACAAAAGAAGAATTATTACAAGAAAGCTCTTATTATCAACTTATTTGTCAAGCTAGACGCAAGCGTTGGAAACAGGAAAAGAAGCAAACAAAAGCAGAAAAAGATATTCGTACTAAGCAATGGTGTACGTTTTATCGAAGGAATTTGAATATATATGCTAGTGAAAGGTTAAGGATTCGTCTAAAGCCATTTCAGCATATTAAATTATTTTTGATTGGTATATCAGATTTCTTTTGGATGATTTGTAGTCGTGGACTTGGCAAGTCATTTGACACTGGTTTAGCTGCAATTTGTTTAAGCCTTACAAGACCTCATAGCGAGATTGTTATTGTTTCGTCTACAATTGATCAAGCCAATAAAATAGTTGATAATAAAATAGATAAAGAGCTTATCGGTAAATTATCACCTATTTTAAAACAAATGAAAGACGATGGCATGATAACAATTACACATCCTAAAGATTGTGCTCAAGTAGATTTTTGGAATGGTAGCTGGATTAAAGTCATGCCAGCACTGGATTCTAGCCGCGGCGAAAGAAGTTCTTGTCTTATCGCTGAAGAGGCGAGACTTATTAAAAAATCTATTTGGGATTCTGTGTTTACAAAGATGTCTCATCCAAGACAAGCAGAATATTTGCAATTATCAGAGTATGAAAATGACCCAGACTTGATTGAAGAATGTAAAGAAATTTATTTAACATCTGCATGGTTTAAGTCAAGTTGGATATGGCGTGCTTTTAAAAAATGTGTTAGCAATTGTTATAATGACAGATTAGCCACTTGGAATTTTTTTGCAGGAGACATTTTTGTTGCAATGCACCATGGACTAAAGACAAAAGTAGATTATATGAAAGGTAAGCAAGGTGGAGAGCTTGAATTCCGTATAGAAGACCTTAACGAAATGATAGGCGAAGCAGATGGTGCTTATTATACACTTGAGATGTTTCAACGTAATCAAATTCTTAAAAAAGCATTTCATCCTCCGACCAATGAAGAGCTTGACGCGCATATTGATAAGAAAAACAGAAAAAAACAAGATAATGAATATCGTATTCTTGCTGTAGACTTGGCATTTTCTGAAGATGCAGTTGGTAAAAAGGAAGAAGCTGACAGGTGTGCATTAGAACTTCTTTCTGTTATTTGTCGTAAAGATGGAAGGGTTGAAAGACGTTTAGAATATATAGAATCGCTTAGTGGCGGAGACGAAGAAATTGTAAAACAAAGAACCAGAGAGCTTTATTGGGATTTAGATTGTCAATACATATTGATAGATCTTAATGGGGGAGGTTCGCTTTACTACAATTCACTCTCGTCAAAATGGGAACATCCAACCAGAAAAGATTGGAATCCACATGGTTTTACAATTTGTGAAGAGCTTGGAATGCAAGTTTTATCCGAGGGTGTGCTGAATGAATTTAGACAAAGAACAGTTGACCCAGAAGCAATACCTTGTATTATTGCAATGAAAGCCAGCGCAGAATTGAACTCTAATATGTGGAAGTCACTTTGGAAGGCATTGAACAATGGTACATTGCTCTTATTAGAAGATGAGTTACAGATAACCAAAGAGTTTGATGAAAGTGATAATGCTTTTAAGTTCACTTCCGATGAACGAGCAAGATATTTATTGCCATATGTACAAACAAGTGCTTTAATAAACGAAGGTATTAACTTATCTGCTACATGGAAAGACAATGGTATACTTTCATTATCACAACCTAGAACCGGGCATAAAGACAGGATGTCAGCACTACAATACGCCAATTGGATAGCTGATAAAATAGAAAACAATCATGCAATCTCTCAGAATCAAGAAGTATTTAATATTGATGATTTTGCAGGGGTTTTAATATAATTTATAAAGAAAGGAGGAGGTACATTGAGTGATAAAAAGAATACAGAGCTAACCAAAGAACAAGTATTCGATGTTGTGACCTTTGCTCAATCTTTAATTTATGGAAATGGGTTTTATACACCAGAGTTATTGAATTATAATCTACTTTCACTGACTGGCAATACAAAAACACCGACATACGAAAAGATTATTAAAGCACTGGATAATGCAAGAGCACAGGCAAAAGACTTGCAAGAATATTCTGCATGGGTTGAGTATAATAATATGCTCTATGCAAGGTTGATTCGTTATTATGCAAATATGCTCTCCTTCGACCTAAAAGTAACTTGTATTAACGCAAATGGAGAGGACTATAGAAGCCAAGAGTATTTAGACGATAAAAAGCGTGTTTGGAAGTTTTTAGATAACTTTGATTCCAAACGTGAATTTAATCGTGTTGTAGATATTTGTGTTAGGCAACAAGTAGATTTTACTTGGTTTAGAACAACAAGGGGTACTTTTAATGCTGATCCAGAAGATGTTGATGCAGAAAAAGTAACAAAATTACCAAAGTATACATTGCAGACTATGCCTCAAGATTATTGTAAAATTACTGGATATTTTGAGCAAGGTATGCTATATGACGTTGATATGATGTATTTCTTAAAGCCGGGTGTTGATATGGATGCATTCGACCCTGTGTTTAAGAAAAAAGCAAGAGAGATTTTTACAGAAGATGGATTTCTGAAGTATGTTCCAACAAACCCACTCAATAATAGAGATGGGTCGTTTTCATATTGGGTTCAAACATCACCGGACATGGGCGCGTGGGTATTTTCATTAAATGATTTTGGTTTTGATACGATCCCATTCTTAGCGCCAACATTGCCAAATATGATTACAGACAGAGAGATTCAAGCTTTACAAAAAGACAAAGATATTGAAGCTGCTTATGGGCTGTTGATGGGCGAGATGGAATTACTCGATAAACAAAAATCTGGTAATGTTAAAGATGCGTTTGCAATAAATCCTAAGACACTTGGAACACTTCTCAATCTTGTACGCACAGGATTAGATAGGAATATTAAGGTTGGTGCTTTACCTGTAAAGAATTTAGACTTTTACCAATATAACGACAGTAATCCAGATAGTTATACAACACAGGTTAAAAATACAAGTGCTCTTGGTGCAAGTGCGGGAAATATGATTTTCAGCACAGGAAAACTAAGCCAAGAAGAGGCTAGAAATGCAATTATGACTGATGCTAATATCATTAAACGTATGTATTCTCAATTTAATGCTTTCTTAAACTTCTATGTCAATAAGAAAACAAGAAAATATAAGTTTTCGTTTGAATTTGAGGGAATCAATTTTCCATTTGAGCAAGAATATAGGCAGAAAAAAGTTATGGAATTAGCTAATGTGGGAATTGTTCTTCCAAGTGCTATTGGTGCTGCCTATGGTTATAAACCTCAAGATTTTGAGCGCATGATGGAAGAAGCCAAGTATGGTGGATTTACGGATAATTTAGTGCAACTTATGTCAATTCATACATCGAGTGATAAAGGTGGAAGACCGAAACAAAGTGAGGTTAAAACAGATGCTCGTGAATATGACGATTCAGAAAGTTAGAGAGGAGGTATAGATATGCTGATTTCAAAAAAGACAAGTGATGCGTTAGATATCTTATACGGACAGTTCTTTAACTTAAATTCGTTGTTAGATAACGCAGTTAGTTATATGTTGAACGAGTGGGCGATGGTACAAGCTAGTGAGATTGTGCATTTGCGTCTTGCGCATGCTACCCCATTGCTTGCTGATAAAATTTCTGAAATTAAAGATGACTACGATGAGCGGTCAATTAGACCCGAAGTCCCAAAACACGATGAAAAATATTCTTCTTTAAAAGAAATGTTTGATTATATTTACGATGAATTTGAAGCAACTTATCATATGATTGTGCTTACGAATAAAATTGCTCTTGAAGAGGGTGACATTAACGTACATGCAGGACTTATGGGGTTTATGCGTATATTCAATAAGGTAATTGGACAGATTATTACACTCAAGAATAAGGCAGACCAAGGGCTTGATTTTGATACATTTGACTTTAGAATCAAAGATTGGGGAATTGTTGGATTGGATGGTGAAGAGTGATGATTTTACGTCAGCAACCAGATCATCCAGAGTTGTTTTATATTGTAGATAAAAACAAACATATGCAATTAAGTTCACTTGGCGTGTCGCCAATGTATATGTGGCGAGGCAAATATTATTACAAAAAATCAACAGCATTAGGTAGTTATATGAAAGGTGGTGAGGAAAATTAAAGATCAAAAGGTAAAATTTTCTATCGAAGATTTAAGATTAGAAGATTATAATGACGATGAGTTTGCAATCGCAAACGTAACTTTCCTTTCCACAAGTGAAAACACACATAAGATTCATATTTCAGAGGAAGTACTTAAACAAAACGCAAATAGTGTTCTTGGTAAGTGGCTTGTTGGCGAGTATGATAAATTTTATAATGATGTGACTACACATACAGATAATCAACAGATTTTTGGTTATTTCCCTCCAAATCAAGAGGTTGTGTTTACGAAGGCAGGAGATATTGTTAAAGCATCTGCAAATGCAATTATTTCTAAAATTTATTCCACACAGCTTTATGATTTATTTACCGATGAAGAAACCAAGAAAGACGTGTCTGTTGAGATGTTGGTCAATGGCGATGAACACGACGATGGAAGCATTGACGCTGATAGTTTTAGAATTGTTGGTGTAACAGTACTTGGTAAGGCTATGGGTCAAACTATACATGGTTCATGCCCAGATGCCGAAATGAATATGATTAGATTTTCAGAGGAAAATGCTAATAAATTTTATGCGCGTCATAATGATGCGCTTGCTGAATTACAGCGATTTTCAGAGGAAAGGAGGAAATGTATGGCTGAGAAAAAATACAAAATCAATAAGACAGAATTAAAAGATACACCATGGGGTGATGTTGATAAAACTGATATGAGAAATAAAATCATGGAAGCAAGCAACAGAGCTACATTGGTGAAATTTGTATATATGCTTGTTGAGGACGGTTGGGAAGATGCCCCTTCTGAACATTTGAAATATCCTGTTGCACAGCTTGTAGATGATACATTCTATTATAACCGTTATGGTCTTGCTTCTGCTCTTGCATATGCAAAACAAGAAAAAGAAGATGCTGTTGTGGCTAAAATAGAAAAAATTTATGACAAGTTTGATTTAGACAAAGAAAAGAAGGAGGATATGGCAATGAAAGAAATTGCATTTGCCGCTGTCGACCTTAATGATATGTGGTCTAAAGTCTATCGAGCCATTTCTGATAGATATGGATGGAGATTTTATATCAAGGGGCTTTACGAGGAAGACAATACAAAGTTTGCAATTATTAAAGACGATGATTGTAATATTTATCGTATTGACTACTCTTATACGGAAGATGGGCTAACTCTCGCAGACGAATATCAAAAGGTTGAGATTGAATTTGTTCCAACCGAAGAAATGAAGAAATTTGCAGAACCAGAAAATGCTGAAAAGTATACAAAGTTCGCAGATGATTATGATGATGACGATGATGATGATGACGATGATGAAAAAACAGACTCTGAAAAGCTTGCAGATGTTATTGCTAAATGCGATGAACTCAAGAAAGCTTTAGAAGATAAAGATAACATCATCATGGAACAGGCAAAAGAACTTGAAGAACTTAGAAAATTCAAGAATGATGCTGAAAATAAAGATAAAATGGCTAAGATCGATGAAGTTATGTGCGATGTAGAAAAGTTTTTAACAAATGAACAATTCAATGAATTCAAGAATGAAGGAATGGGTTGTGAGCTTTCTGCTATTGGAAATTGGGAGAACAAAGTTAAGGCTTTCTGCTTCTCAAGCATGGCACATCAAGATGATGCTAATTTAACATTAAGAATGACTAACCCTAGAGAAGTTGACGATAAGAATAATTCTGTATGGGATAGATTATAAAAGAAAAGGAGATTAAATATTATGGCTAATACACATGGTGTAGTAAATACTACTCACTGTTCTTGTTGGGACAACGACGCTCTTAACTATGCAGCAATTGCAGTGACCAATATTGACAATGGTACTTTTGTAGCTTTAGGTGACTTACAGAAAACAGAAAATGTAATTGATGAATACACATTCACTGTAACTCCAGACGCGAACGGAACTTCTACTATTAAATACATTGTAGATACTCCGATTGTTGGTAATACTTTAGAGCAGCAGCTTTATAATGACCCAAGACATTTCTATAACATTGCAGGCGAAGCAATGAGTGTTAAACAGCTTCAGACTGGTAACTGTATTGAAATCAATGCAGAGGCTATGGTAACAGGTGCAACTCCGGTTGATCAGCCTACCTACAAAACTGCATCTATTGGCGCGGCTGGTAAGTTACAGATGGTTGCTGGTGATGCGGGTGCTTTTAGATACCTTGGTTCTGTAAATAGAGCTATTGGACAGGAAGTTGTTCCGCATTATGTATTCCAGCTGATGGCTTAATAAATTATAGAAAGGAAGATTTGCAATGATTACAAATGAATTGAGAAAATTTGCGGCTGAAGGCATTGACTTCTATGTTGCATTTGACGAATATTATGCTTGTAAGAATGATTCTAAAAGAACACCGTCTATTCCAATGGTTGAGATGTCTGAAAAGATTCATTCTGGTTTAATTAAAGAAATGGAAAGACTGTCTGGAGTTCCGCAGAACTTAAATGCAAACGCATGGGCAGCACATCCGAGTGTGCGTTGGGTAACGAAATAGCCCCTTGTATCAAGTGATTGGTGCAAGCTCTATGTTAATTGCTTTGAATCCCTAAAGCTCGTATGCTTAAACAGTAGATAGAAATGTCAAGCTGAATAGAGTTGAAAAACAGAAAAAAGTTACGAGATGATATATGGTGAAATAAAAGCTATCATTATAGTGATAGTCCTAAGTGTCGTATCAATGGGTGTTTAGCAGCGAAAGTCCTAAGTGTATTTATACATACGGAATACGTTCAACGATTATCTCCTTGAGGGAGAGTAGAACCACAAGCTAATGGTGGAAGAAAAATATAGCTCTTTGTAAAAAGATGAAGATATAATCTGACCTTATGTGAAAGCATAAGATGTCTGCCTTTGCGGAAAGGCAAGACTGCATTGGTGTTGCGAACCAATGTGAACATAAGTGCATATTTTGCAATTATTAACGAGACAATTAACTCTCTGATTCCGCAGTACATGACAAATTCTCTTAACCCGTTCGTAGATTTTAGAACAGTTGGATATGGAGATATTGTTAAGTTTAAAATCACACCGAGAACTCTGTTTGTCGTTTCGCGTGGTGGAACTGGTGAGCGCACCTCTTTCCGTCAGAAACAGTATGCAGGTGATGCAACTCTGAAGCCAGAGGAACATATCGTAACGGTATTCTCTGATATGATGAGCGTTCTTGCAGGTAAAGAGGACTTTGCAGATGCAGTTAGACTTGCTGTTGTTTCTATCGAAAGAGATATGACAGCTGACGCAGTTAAGGCTCTGAATGATGGTCTTAATGTTGCAAGTAACTATCCTTCTCAGTTTATCGTAAATGGTGCTTTTAGTTCTCAGTCTGCTATTCAGTTAGCACAGAAAGTACAGGCTTATAACTTTGGTGCAAAACCAGTATTCTTAGGCACTGCGGCTGCCCTGTCTAAAGTTCTGCCGGATTACTCTGCTGGTTTCAGAATGAACGTAGCTGGTGCTGATGGTTCTGTAAGATTTATGAAGGATTTCTATGGCTTTGACTTGGTTGAACTGCCACAGATTCCATCTGGCAATAACTTTGGCATGATGCTTGATGACAATACTCTGTATGTTATCCCGACATCTGTTGATAAAGTTGTTAAGGGTGTGATGTATCCGACTATGACCAATTCTAATGATTTCTATGATAATGCTGATTTAACTAGCAACTTTACCATGAGAAGATATTGGAAATTCGGCTTTATCAGTTCAGGATATGCAGGTCTTTACAAAATTACTGCATAATCAAAATTTTATACATAGGAGAGCCGTCCATTCGGCTCTCCCTTTTAACAAGGATAGAAAGGAATAAAGGATATGGCAAGACCAAAAAAAGAAACTATTGAGAATACAACAAACGATGTTAATGTTGCAGTAGATACAAATACTGATACCACACCTGTTGTAGATAATACAACATCTGATGAGCGCGACAATAAACTAGCAGAACAAGCAGAGCAAATTGCAAATTTACAAGCACAGCTTGAGCTTTTAATGAGAGCACAAGCAAATACTCCAATGCCAATAGCAACAGATAAAGGCAAACGTAAGATGATTAAGATTATTAGCTTAGTTGCTGGTAGTTTAGTTCTGCAAGGCTCTCGTATTATTACAATCTCTAAGCAGTTCGATAGCGTAACTGTAACAGAAAACGAGGCAAGAATTATCTTATCTAATATGCCGAACTCTGCAAGAGATGGTATTTTCTATGTCGCTGATGCTGATTTTGTCGAA